ACAGAAACTCTCAGGTAGACTTACAACATACTCACTGAAAACTGGATCGAACCTTATGGCGGTTTTAATTCTGTGAGATTTTTTTTCCATTCTATGAACCTGTGAGTCAATTTTATATATGGAAAATTTTTTTTATTAGAGTGATATAGCTCTCTCGAATTTGGTTCGTTGTAGGTTAGAAGGACCCATCGAATTTAAACCACTGTCTTATAAGAATCAGTGTGATACTCAGTGATACTCAGAGCACTGCATGTAGGTCCCCCTCAGTGTTACTCAGAGTGTCACAGAATGACTGTCAGTTCTTTATAGTCTATGGCATGTGATTGGAGTGCCTGTGCTGTCTACCTGCACATTCTACCATGTACTGCCAGACTATGCAATGTGTCTCAGTGGGTCTCATTGGTCCTGTGTGGGATTTTGTACTTTTGTGGGGGTAATACTTGACAATCTGCGAGTTCCATAGTACACTCGCTAAGTCAACATCCTCTGAGCACCTTTTTGACACATTTATTACTCAATGAACAAAACACGCAACTACATTTTTTTAACTATTTTAAATGTTTCCGCATAACTCACTCAGAGGACACTCAGAGACACTCAGAGGGGTGCTATTTGCTGTCTAGGACATACACTTCGCATTGTTGTTCAGGGTACACCAAGAGGCAACAATAGGTCTCTCCGTTAATACCATCAGACGCATACTTCTTGAAACAGATTGTTATGTATGCGTCGCTGATGAAATTAACAAATCCACTCAATCCTTTGTAAGTTACTGACTGTCCTTCAATGAACATGAGTTGACAAGTTGATAATCAGTGGAGTCTAATAGGTCTGCGATATGTGTAGGCAATTTGCCCTTACTTCCCCAGACATGTCTATACTGAATGATGAGTGCTCTGAGCATACTTAACTGCTGGTGAGTTAGTTGTACTGTTAAGATAGACTCTTGAGATGTCATCATTTTTTGCGTCGTCGATTGTTTTGTAATAATGGAGAATCTCTTTGTATAGAGAATCAGGATAATAATAAGGCGACTGACTTACCATGTGGTGAGACATTCAATTTTAGGATATGAGGGGACATTTTCATCGACAGTATAATCGTCTTGAAGAATGTTCCCTTTCTTATTATACCACAGATGATCAGGAATGTCATCCATTAGGGCATCAACTTTGTCGAAATAAATCCAATCGATCTTAGACATGTTTAATACTCCTCTGAAGAAATGATTTCCAGGTTGGTGACATCAATGTCCTCTGACATTATATCACAAATACGGGCGATTTCCTTAGATGATGATGCATTGAGATTGAACACAAAAACATCATCTTCATGGCGATTGATTATGATATTCACATGTTCTTCATATTTAGAGATGAAGTTAGCAACTGTGTGGGGGTCATCTTGACTGAATTGAATTGCGATTTGAGAGTTAGCGCCATTGTGAAACTTGATACCCTCAGCGAGTTTTTCAATCGAGAGACGAGACATAATTTAATCGGAAGAACGACGGGAATTGATGAAATCAGAAATGTGCAGTTCTGCTTCTTTCAGTGTATCATACTTTGCGAGTTCTGAATACTGATCTTCTTCTCCTCTGACATGAATTGTATAACGAGGAGATGCATCATTGTCATAACTCACTTTGAACTCAGGAAAACATTCATCGGGCGTTCCATATTCATTCTCAGTATAACATTCGAGAACAAATGGAGGTTTATCTAATCTGAGAAAGTTTGTCATTGTTGAATGTGAAATGCGATGTAATTATGTAGTTTCACTCTGCATTGAGATCAGGAATGAAAGTCCATTCATAATGTCCATCCTCAGGATCTTGATCATCTACAATGAACTCAGAATGAATAGCATCAGCATTTCCAATGTTATCATCCTCCACATGCAAATAGAGTTGATTCAGCAAATGTGCGGACATTTGATCAATGCTCTCTTGACGATCGTTGATATGATCAAAATAACGAATCTCGCCCGTTTGAATATCATCGAGGACATTCAGCAATTCTTGACCATTAGATGCGAATTGATCGAGGCACTGAATGAAGAATTGAGTTTGAGTCATGATCAGTTAGCGGTGGATTGAATGAGGTTAGCAGTCATGTGAAGTGCTTCACCAGTATTGTAACGAACGCCAGGAAAGACAATAAAACAAACAACGAAGATGATGCCAATGAGTTTCACTTTTTTAGGATCAGGTTTTTTGAATGTGAGATGCTTACGGCGTGACATAATCAGGCGAAGATGTAACCGTTCTCGAAAGGACGCACCACATTGTTGTCACGAATGAACCACTCATGATTCTTCTGAAAGATACCATCTTTGAGTGCATCTGCATGTGCATTGATGATAGCATTGAGGCGAGATTTGGTGGTGACAGACTGCCAACCGCCATCAAACACTTCGAGGAAGTTATCACCCACAGTGGCAATATGATTGCCGTGCAGATATACTTTGCTGGTGTCATTCTCTGCGATATACTCTACACTAGTGTTCGCAGATTTCCAGGAGATGCACTTCTGGATTGCGGCGTTCATTTGTGCTTCGATCTTGCGCATGGTTTGAGAGTGTTAGTGAGTGGGGGTCGGTGTCCCTCCCCCTGATGTACATAGTATGGCACCTCTAGGGGGTCTGTGGGGGGTTTGGTGGACAGTTTGTCCTACTGGCACACCCCAGAGCATTTCTCTACACATTGCCCCCGATAATACCATTCAGCACACTATCATCATAGAGATCTAAGATTTCATCTTTGAGTTCTTCCTCTGTACAATCTTTGTATGCATCCATTAACAAATCATGGCACATTTGAATGAGATCATTCATGTCCATTTGATCAACAATCATCTCGCAATAGTTAGATTTGAACTGTTGAAGTTGCTCGGGAGTCATCATGCGTGGTTGACGAAGTTTTTGATGAAGATATACAGAAGGATCACAATACAGATCCAAACAATGAAACTAATCATGCTAAGATTGCCATTTCCATGTTGAGATTGTTGACACAAACTACACCACAGTAGTATGCATCCAACCAGTTATCAAAGGTCTCGATAACTTTACTCTCAGAAGAGAGAACATTACCACTCTCGTGATATTCTGTGATTTGGTATTGGCAGACAACAAATTGATCGACCCATTCGCTATCACTCAGCACAGCAGTGTGGATGATAGAAATATCATCGTTTTCTTTGAAACGATATACAGAACGAGAGTTCATGTGTGTGGCGCGGAGTTCATCGCCCCAGACAGTTTCTGCTTTCCAACCTTGAGAAAAAAGTGACATTTGTGTGTTAGTTAAGTGTGTGTGAGTTAGTGTTAATCAGTCGTCCAATCCTTGAGTGGTGTCCCACATATCGTAGAACAAATCCCATGCAGGACCATCAGCAACAAAGGAGGAACATTCTGCCTGATCGCATACCCAATCGTATGCCATATCGATGTCTGCGTTGTTAGCGTAGACGAAAGATTGCAGACCTTCGATTGCACTAATGAAGGCAGGATCTTGCACCAGGGAGATGTAGACTTTGCCTTCAGGATTTCGGAGAATGGTGTTCATTTGAGAGAGTTAAGGGATTGTGGGGAGCGGTCCCCCCCGATGCAACTAATATAGGGCATTGGGGGGCGCTGTGCGCGTTTAGTGGACAGTTTGACCAACTGGCACACCTCAGAAGAGGTGAGTCCATTGTTTATGCTTTGCTGCTGTAATCCTTCCCTCTGCTAACATGTTGTCGCACACATTACAGAAAACTTGAAACTTTTCCTCACGGGTAAGTGTATGCGGTTGAGCACAAGTTGCGATGACTTTGAGCATTTGTGCCTTGGAAGTAATCATGGAAAAATAGGAGTGAGGATGTGACGATAGTCGATGGATTTGATACAGTAACCTGCGGCAGATGTGATTTCTTCGACTAGATCATCGCCATCATCTGCCTCCCAGAAAGTTCCAACATAGTCATCACAAAAGTCCTCAGTTTCTTGTTCAGTCATAGGATACAAATCATCCCCAAAGTCAAACTCAATGTAAGTGATTTGGAATTGCATCAAACCATCTCCAATTTAGGGGCGTTGGTAACTTCGAAGTTGTTGAAGTCTTTCATTCTTACAGACACATTAGGGGGCAACATGCTGAAAGAGTCATACAAAACCCAGTCATCTTCATGCTCTGCAATAACAGCAAAACCGAAGATTCCTGCGGTTGGCATCATAAACAAACCATGCTTTTCTGCATCTTTGAGTGATGCAAACCCTCTTGCAGTTATAGTCCAGGTGATGCCAGATTGATCACCACCAAAGTATGCACAAATGAAATCAGTCATGTTAATCAACCTCCGAACATTTCTTCGAACAGTGGAGTTTCTTGAAACTTTTGCTGATCATACTGATCACGAACCATCCAGATCTCTTGCTCAATCCATGCAAGTTCTGCGCGTTTCTTATCAAGTTTGACGCGAAGATCGTAGAGTTTTTGATTGCGTTCAGTGAGTGTCATTGCAGGAAAAGCGGAGAGTTTAATGCGGTTTTTGCGGATCAGAAGGGGTTAGTCCAGCGATCGTATTGTGAGTCGGTGATGTAACCTTCTTTGCAAAGTTGATCGGTGAAGTTATTCCATGCTTCACGCTTAGCGATAGTGTCGCCTTTCCACTGAGGTTTCTGAATTGTGAACACTTTCCAGTTGTAGCGGAATTGTGTGAGTGCTTGTGCTTTGGTAGTCATCAGAGTTAAGAGCGGTGGGGGTGGTTCCCTCCCCCTGATGCCTATAGTATGGCACAAAAAAACGCCCCTGAGGGGCGCTGGTGGACAGTTTGACCAACTGTCTACCCAAATGCTGCCATGAGCGGATTTAGGTTAAGTTTCATGGCAGTGTAGGGGCGAGTATCATTAATGTCCACAATCTTTCCTACTTGCGTTGAATTAATTGGGGCGTAATATTGTTGTGTCTTTGGGGCATAAAATCCCCAGATAGTGCTAACCTGATCGCTGTTATAACTGTACCTCCGATGATGAAGCAACCAAATACTAAGCATGCCCCTTTTGAAAGTTTTGACGGTGTAGGTATATCCTTCTGGGGCATCATGTATAAAAGAGGGAGGAAGTTCGAGTGTCATTCGTCAGTGAGATGATCTTGGCATGCTATAGTATTTGGGTCACATTGTACATTCTCAGGTTTAACAAATCCTTGCATCCGACAATAAAGATCAGCAGACTTCATCAAACCTTTTTCATAATAATCAACCCATGATTTCAATTCATCAACTACATCATCATAGAACATTTCAGGTGTCAGATTCTCATCACTAACATATTCTGCAATAATATCACAGAGACGATCTTTCAGATGTTGACGATAATCAGAATGTGTAGATGTAGGCACAGGATCACTCCAAAAGTCTTCCAAATCCTTGTCAGTTGCAGTAGTAATCACTTACAAATCTCCATGAGTTTATCCATAACAGGGCGAAGATCTTCCTCTTCAGTAGCACTGAGATCGATAAACATTTGCTCAATACACCAGAGCATCAAATCTGCTTGAGATTTGGTGACTTCAATAGTATTGAAAGTTGAGGTTGTCATTGATAGTTGAAAAGAATGAACTACAGTTGTATTTAATCAGCAACAAGCGGGAGAATAGTTGCTGGGTTCGGTGAGGAAATCAGTCACCTCATAGTTAAGATCAAGACGAGCATTGACAGTTTCGATCATCTCTTTTTTGCTCATCAAACGCATGGATTTGGTTTGCTCATCGCCCATGAACTTGAGAGTATAAACAAACTTGTTGGAGAGAATAGCGTGAGGGCGAAACTCAACAACCATAGCGCGGGATTGACCTTGTGAAGTGAGTTGCATTTGATCGGTGTTCCTTTGACTCTCTTATAATACGGGAGGAGGGGGGGCAATGGGGTGAATGGTGGACACCTCGGCAACTGGCACAACAGTTTTGAACCGACTTGCATAATTGTATGCATAACGGGTACGATTACCGTGGATTCCCCACCCTAACCAATACCACGATTTGTCCATATAATACTCGATAGATCTACCAGACTTCTTTAGAATCGGTTCGAGTTGTTTCCACTGAGATTCATTAACCATGTACCGAAGTTGTCCATCGAGACTGTTAGGATTGCAGTTGTACTTACGGCAGAATCTACCTAATCCAAAATAGCGATTCTCTGTAGTCCATTGAATCAAACCAAAACCACCACGCATGCATCGATTGTAGGGAACTCTTGCTCCACCTTCACAGATATTGGTCTTAAATCCACTTTCTGCCTTTATATTGCCCATGACAGTTGCGAGAGCATTAACACCTCTAATTCCTCTCTTTTGTAGAAACTTGAGTGTTGCTTTCTCATTGTCGTTGCAATTAACGCATTGGACAATGGGGGCAGGAGGATGATCGTAAAGCATTAAATCCGCCGTGTGTTATTCACGGAGTATAGAACATCTCTATATCGACTATAAAAACTGAATTGCTGTCGATTAGAGCACAAAAGGTAGAACAGCAAAGTTCATTGCCATTCTACCATAATTTATTTCATTTGTGCAAGTATGTTTTTCTCTATTTCTTTCAACCAACGCGCTTTACCTGGCGTTTTAGATGTAACAACGATTGCACCATTAGGACCGTGCCATGTATAATGACTGCCGATCCTATGTAACACAAACTCATACGATTTCATGAGTTTTCGTAGATCTTTGTCGATTTTGGGGTTCATAATGAAGAGAGTGCGGGGGGACTCGATCCCACCTTTCCAATATACAGCAAAACAGACCCCAGGGCGAGGTCTGTCAACAAATCGAAACAATAAATTAGTCACCCATATGTACGCATGAAATCATCAAGAGTGAAGATGTCATCGGTACAAGTTTCTGCAACTAATTCATCGTAAGACATATCTTTGAGCATCTCTTGATGCTCTTCTAAAGATAGATCTTCTTCAGGATCAAAGTCATCATGACATAAGAAATCATACTCTGCCTGAAGTGCATCAATTAACTCCTGCTTAGTATAATTCATAGATTGAGTGATCCTTTACTCTTAGACTTTTTACTAGCAGTCTCTAATTTCTTGATATAGTTCATGGCACTGTGATAGTCTCTACAGAGTTTATCCTGCTGACCATCAACAATGACCATGAACTTTTTGCTTTGAATGACACGGATAGCAGCAAATCTACCATCCTTGCTAACATATCCTTCGTAAGGATTGTCAGCGTCTAAAATGCATGAATTGATGCAATAGAAGTCCTGATAATTAGACATTCATGTTGATCCGCATCACTTGCACATTTCCATATTGTTCTTTAATAATTTGCTCTGCACCTTGGCGACTTTGAGCGGGAACTCTTACAGTCTGCATACCAGTATTGACAGAGTAAAATGTCACATCAGCAGTGCGAGTGTTGTTGAAACCGAACATGATTAAGATTTAGATGGAACAGTAGTCAGAACTTTTTCAATTTTGCCATTAGGAAAAGCATCTTGAAACTTTTCCTTTGCTAGACTTACAGATTCTGCCATGATAACAGTTTCACGGACAGGACCAGAACCGTCAATACGGTAAGTAATAGTGTGCGCGAACTTTGCCATTTTCTATCAACCTTTAGATGTACCGAGAATAGTTTTGATGGATACTACTTCTGCTGTAGGTTCCTCAGAAAGAAGAACACGCTGAGCAGCAGCAGGAGAGTTTTTCATGATGGTTTTCTCTTTTTGAACACCATCTACAGTGTAAGTTACTACTTGTTGAAAATTGTTTGCCATGAGTTTATGCGAATGAATGAGCGGGGAGACCATCAACAAAGATGAGATCAATAACTTTCTGGAGACGATTTCTCGTTGCCAGTGATGCTTTGCCACAAAGAGGAACAGTTACAACACCGTGAGATTTACGGTACATTTGATACTGACCAGGGACAAGTTTGCCCTCCGCAATATCTTTTGCATCATCTTTATGTAGGCGAATAACACGCCCAATAGTTTGTGCCATCTCAATGATGGGCAGATTACGCAGTAGAATAGTATGCGTCAGACCAGGCACATTGATACCCTCAGAGAGAATAGAATAGTGGAAAACGATGAACTTTTTGTCATCATCACGACCCCATTCGTTGAGAGTCTCGAAGAACTTCTCACGACCAACTTTCTCACGGTTGACATATGCACCGTGCTTGCTGGTGATGTGAAGAATGTCGTAACCCATCTCGTTGAGAGTGTCGAGAATGTCTGTACGAGAAAGCATCTGCCACAGCACACGAGTATTAGGTGCAGCAACAAGAACTTTAGCAGATTGTTCTGCATCAAGATCGTCAATGATGTTGAGCACCATCTCACGATCTACATCAGCAGCGTTATGCTTGTTACGCACAAGTTCAGTCTCATGCACAACAAGTTGTGGGGGAATGATGCTACCATTGGCAACAAGTTCGGGAGCAGGAACAGTCTCCAGAGTATCACCGAAGACGAGTTTATTGTTCATGCCATTGGCATAAGGATTGCGAGAGAACTTGGGAGTCGCAGTAAAGAAGAAACTGTTATCTGCACTCATGGAAGTAGCAGCAACACCGACAAAGTGTGCTTTCTGAGTTGCATTGTGTGCCTCATCACAATACATCACATTGACAGCGATACCGCTATCAACAATGCGATGGAGACTGTGATAGGTAGTGAAGATCAGTTGATGCACATTAAGATTCTGACAAATCTCATTGTAACGAACAATGTTGTTTGCTTTGGTAGTCTTAACATGCACAGTCTCTCCACTGTGAACATGCATCACAGTAAAGTTCTCTTTGTAGACATACCTGTCAGTATGATCAAGATACTCCATGAACTCGGAGCAAAGTTGATTGGCAAGAAGAATACGAGGAGCAACAACAACAATAGTTTGTGCTTGTTCTGCATTATCAAGACGACGCACACAATCTTCCATCATGATGACAGTCTTGCCGCCACCAGTAGGAACATAGACACAACCTTTCTGCGCGTCCTTGAGTGCATCAAGAGCGCGAGATTGGTGGGGTCGGAGAGTAAAAGGCATGTGTTTTTGTCGATGATGTAATCATAGCAGGTCCAGATCCTTCCCAGACCGCATGGTGTGCGGTTTGTCTGCTGTCACAGCGTCGAGCAGTGCCCGTTTGTTATAGTATTCAATCTCTCGCATATTATATGCGCGATTTCTATCTTTTTCTGACATGATCTTGGTCGATTCTTCCCACCAAGGATGCTCATATTCCTTATTCATATTGATCTCTACCCACTCTTTGAGTGCAAAATAGCGATCTTTCCAGATTTGTGCCTCTTCAGTCATTCTGCGTCTCTCCATTCTTTCCTCATTTTAACATATTCTGGGTCTGTTGCGACAATATCGCGCACAGTCTTAAAAATAGACGCTGCTTGTGCCTTTTCATTGGTCAAAGCATCTTTTTCTTGCGGAAGAATAGGTGCTCCTCCTCTATCACCAGTGTGATAGTAGGGAGGTTTGGTTGCATACTTCTGACCAGATTTATGATTAGCATAACGACGAGCGCGTGTGAATCCCATTTCTAGAAACTTACGGCACATATCCATGCCAATAAAGTCTTTGTTCTCTTTATACATTGAGAACAGACCATAGATTGCGCGGGATGACTTTTCTGCTACTTCAATATTCCTGAATCTCCAATGTTCGCAAATAATGTGAGTGTAAGGGCGTACCAATAGCACTCCTTGCTCTCCCCTTCCAATACGATAAAGTCCACGAATTTCTGGATCTGTAAAGTCAAGATTCTCATAATCGAGATCATAATCAAACTCTTTCATCAAATGCCTCAGGATAAGCAATGGGTTGAAGTTTGGTCAGAATGTTACTAAGTTGATAATACTCAGGACTATCAATAGGAGCACCAAGTAAGGTCTTTTGATACTTCCTACATGCATGAAACATCAGTCTAAGATCATCAGTTGTGAAGTTTTGCAAGTCTAACATTAATCATACTCCTTGTCATTAAGATAACGAATGACCGCTAATACTCTTTCGTTTGGATATAGATGTCTGATGTATTGTTCTGCATCTTCATAATCAATAGCATCAGTCACATCATGATAACGAGTGCAATGGAATTGCTCGTCCCAGGTTTCTACTGAATACATTTTACTCGAAGATAGGTTTAACTGGAGGATTCCATTCATCTCTCACTGCTTTCATCACATGTTTGGGAACACCATAATAACCCATGTGCATCCAAATGCAGTCAATATAGCGCAAATCTTCACGATCCGCGTTAATAGTAAAAGCATCACAATACTGGACGATATCATAAGGAACTTGGACCTTTTTCCAGGTGATAGGTTCTTCAATAAAGAATGGTACGGTCATTTCTTATAGTGAATGATGTAATTGTTTTGCTCTCAATATGGGCAAGACATGATTCTAACACAAACCATTCAGAAGCGTATGAATCAACTCTGTGCTCTGAGATAGAACCATCCACATATTTTACCCTAATGAGATACTTATTCATTCAGGATCTGATTTGTTAAATGCCACTGAACTCTCAGGATGACACCATTCATCATGCTGTGCCATTGCTTCTTTGAGTGCTTCTGTTACATTCTCTTTGAAAGAACGATAAGGAATGAACAACTCATCATCCTCAGTCTTATAGTCCTGGTGTGTTTCTTTGAACTTACGATCTACATCATACAGGAGATTTGATACGATGTCATTGATGACTTCAATAGACTTTGCGGTAAGTCCGTTCCAGGATGTATTGGGGAACATATCATCCTTGACACGATCTAGCAGTGCTTTCTTACAATGCCACTGACTATCAAAGATTTGGGTAAATGCTTCCCAGTCATGTTGGGATTTGAAATGTGGGATACTCATTTTTTCTCCTTAACTACTTGATTCCATGCTTCTTTAAACTTACGATCCCAGTTGTCAGTATAAACGGGGAGGAAAGCATTGAGAGCAAGAGATACATCTACCATTTTATCATAGTTATTGCTATCTACTGCTTCTTGTAGTTGTTCCATCATAAAACTGATGGAATTGATGTTGGAAAATGCTTCTTCCAACTTGTTCATCACATCCCAGTGTTCAGAGATTTGGTTGTTCATAAGGTACATCCTTCACAGATTGAATAATGCCGTTGTCAAATAGAATTAACTTTCTAGGAAATGGTGCATAGTAAGCATCCCACTTTGCGGGGTAAATCTCAATGACCTTGAATATACTAATTGCTCTAACTACTCCATGTCGTCCATTGGGAACAGTTTTGAATAGATTCCATGGAGTATTTCTTTCTTCTTTTGGTACATCAACAAAGTCATGAGTTCCAGAGTAATCAACTTCAAATAATTCACCAGCAGGACTAATCCAATACTCACACATACAACACTCTAGATCTTTCGTCTGCAAGTCCTTTGAGAATCCAGGACCGAGATCATACGATGATCTAACAGTGTCGTACATGCCCATGTTACTGATAAATGTGAAACATCATTCCATGATAACCAGAATTGTACTTTTTGCCAGATCCTTTCATCTGTAGGTGAAACAATTTGTCACCATCAAAAGTACGAAACTCAAGAGTCGTGTTATTTAGTTTCCATTCACCAGTTTGAGTCAGTTTGTCAAGATCTGCAATAGAAATGAACTTAACATTGTTAGTCTTTTTGTTACGCCAGATCATCGTAGAGACAGGATAACCATCATCAAGACCACGACGCACAATGACATCGAATATATCCATCTTATTGGCGTTCATAAACCCCAGGAAGGCGTCTTTAATGTGCTGAGGGATATTCTCTGCATAGACGCGATTCTGACGCTTCTCAGCGTCACTCAGGGCAATGTCCTTATACTGAAGGTGAACCAAAGACATACCAAGATTGTTAGGCATGCCAAAGAACATCCTAATGAAAGACTCACAATCAGTACCCTGAAGTCCGAAATGCTCAACAAACTTACGGGAAGAGAGTAAGGCAACTTGGGTGTGATTCTTGCTGACATTCTTGACAGAATAGGCAATACCTGAATCGTTGTCATAAACATCAACCTTAGTCGCAGGACGACCGTCAGTTACATGATCGCCACCGAACAATTCATTCAGATAAGCAGGCAAATCGTCCTCATATTTGTGACCCTCTGCCTTTGCTAGTCGTCCCGCTTCGATAGCGTTCATGTGTCCTCCGTTGATGCTCTTATTATAGCAGCATCAGCAGGGTGTGGTCACTTTTTGGTCCGCTTCTTGAACTGTCCACCCATAATTGGATCTAATCTAATCTCTCCATGCTTCTCAGGAGGATCGATCAATGGAGACATGAGAGGAAACTTATGTGCATAAGGTGCGCCTAATCCATATGCTGCCTGAACAAAACTTTGATATGCTCCTAACATTCTGTAGGGTTCATCTGAGTCAGGAGACATTCTCTGACGCAGGAAGTATTCATCCTCTGCTTGTCTCCTAAAGTAATCAAGTCTGATATTCTCATGGCGGGGAATCTGCGCAAGTTTCTCATACACTTCAGCACGATTGAGAGAGTGCAGTTGATGATTCTCCAGAAGTGCGCATGCACTCAGTCTAGTCTGCTCCCAGAACTTTGACTTGTATCTAGAACCAAACTGCATGTAAAATGCCATGACAGTGGCAGTATCAACCTGACTATCTTCCCATCTCTCCTCTACCTCAAGTCTGTGGAAGTTTGATTGCTGTCTATCAGGATCATAGAACAAATACTCTCCAAGAGCATTAGCAATATCAGACTCAGTGTAACTATTGAAACCAGTGAAGTCGTCGTTAATACCTAACGCACGACCACATCTTGCGTATTTGTTATTCTTGTGAATGGCATACTCAGATACTTTATGATCCGATTCGTTCTTTCTATAAGAACAATGCTTCTTAACTTCACAGTGAGCATTAAAGTCTGCTACTGCTTCTTCTTCAGTTGTAATATCACTATCGTAAGAATAGATCCATGTTTGTGCATCTTGTGTGGGAATACCAGTTAAGTAACCATGCTCACATGCAACATGCACAGTATAATCCCACTCACCAGGCAACTTACGATTAACTGTCAGTTTTGTATCTGTTGGGTTGAAATATGCATCTTTATATGCTTTCTTATCCCATAGTGCTCCCTTCACACAATCAATAACAAAACTGTATGCTTCACCATCGATGTATGCATTGTCATCATCAAAAGTGAGTGACTTAATTCTCTTATCAATCAGTTTTACTTTACGATGCTGATTGGTAACATTCTCCCAGAAGAAGTCAACAAACTTACCTTCATCAAAGTGCAATCCAATTTCAGTGGGATCAAACATTGTATAGAAGTTCTTGTCTCTACGATTACCGAGACCAACAAACTTCATGCCAAGTTTTTGTACTGCATCAAATCTTTGATAATAGTCGATTGCACTAATTGTGGTGTTTTGAGCAACAGAAGTAACCCAAATTGGACTCGTTTGGACTCCGAAATTGGGAACTTGATGAGAGCAATCCCGTATCCATGTAATTTCGTCATCTTGATATACACTATCCTGAAGGTCTCTATGACTGATAAGTTGAACCAGAGTGATCACAGCATCTGCACCAGCACCAATAATAGCAATTTTTCTACTCATCAGTCTTCAGAAATCTTTCTATTCGTCGTTATTTAGTTCAGAACAGGTAAAATGTCATAACTCTCGATTCCCTGCTTCTTCAGTTCTTCAATCCACCAAAGAACATCCTCTTGATTGTAAAAGACTGCTTTCTGAAAGGATGAATAACCTTTCTTGGGACGCTTCCACTCAACTGCAAATTTCATACTCAAAGCTATACTTGTGGTGATCTTTGACAAAGATAGTCTACTTGGAATCCCAGGACTTGTCAACCGTGATGTTAGCAAGACGAAACTCATCGTCAACAAACTTCATCATGGACTTGTCATTGTGGACGACATAACCTTCAGGAGAAGTAGGATTGCGACCGATGAAGGTTTGGATGTTACCAACTTTGTTGAGTTGAGTAATAACCATCTTCTTAGCAGTACGGATAGAGATATATGCAGCAATCAGGAAATAGAGTTCTTTCTGATGATGAGAGATGAACATGAGACCATTGACTTTCATGTCATCATACTTATTCTGTGCAGCAAGAGTCTTCTTCTTTGCTTTCTCTGCATCAAGAGTCTGTCTGTAGAATACAGCAAACTCAGCAATGATCTTCTTGGTGTCAAGAACACCGCGACCAGAACGAATACGCTGATTGAAGAAACGCTTGAGTAGCAGATTCATCATGAAAGTAGTTTGTCCCTCAGTTTGAATAAGATCGAGGAACTTAGAGCATTGCTTCAGCGCACCATTTGCTTTGTTGATGTGTGTGTTGAAGAGGAACACATCGCCTGCATCAAATAGAGCAGCACCAGTGGCATCAACAAAATTCGCACTGGCAACATAAACATCTTGAGTGCAAAGATACTTAGGTGCTTTCTTCTGCGGTACAACTTGTGCAGTCTGTAGAGTATCGCCCTTGTAAATCGTATGAAACACGATGCCAACCTTGGCGAGATGCACCGCATTACCTTCTCTGGAATTACGATTAACAGCGTAAGTGATAGTATTAGGAGTAAAGCAAATAACTCGCTTTCCACCGACAACACCGCTTCTCTTATCTTCTTGAGTGAAGAGTAGGTCACCTTGAACAATACCTGTGATGTTGAGTTGAGGTAGATACTTGAGGCAATCTTTGAGTTTGCTTGCAAGTTGACCAGTGTAGAAACGATCTACATCGGTGTCATCAAAACAAATCTTTGGATTGACTTTATTGAACACAGACTTAGTGCCAACAAAGAAACGACCGCTGATGGGTTCCGTGCCACAAACAACGGCAGGAGCACCATCCCACTTTGTAGTGATACTCAAATCACTATCTTTGCCAGACAACATGTCACTGAACTGACGCAGGAAGTTGATAACATTGAACCCGCCAGCGGTGCCGCTGTTCAGGATCTCGTCTTCCAGGTGCTCTAGGTGAGTGTTCTTCATGCTCTTATTATAGGTCCTGACAGGGGTTGTGGGGTGCTCAGTGTGCCACTTCTTCATTTGAACCCAGGACCATTTGCCCAGACCACCAGGGAGCGGCGAGTCCCACCAGTCACAGGGGTGACACGATGTAAGACATAACTCGGAAATACTATTACAGAACCGCGTTTGTTGTTGCCAATATGTATATCTCCGTCATTGAATTGCAACTCTCCACCTTCATATTCTGATGGATCTGATAGTTGTACTGACATGCTCAACTTCCTCGGTGGCATGTCAGACATCATCATATTGTCTACATGCCAATTATAGCATGAATTATCGTCATGATATACAGTATATTGCAAATCTTCGTGGAATCCATGAATATCATATCTCCAATACATTCCATTCATGCATCTAAGGATTCTTCCTAATTTCTCATAGATCCACTCACTATCTTCCTCCAATGTAATCCATGCATTTTTAGACTTTCTGATGCTTTCTACTACCGTCGTATTATCATCATTAGATCCTACTGTAGATGATCTAGGACCCAAAGATTCTCCATACTGGACAATACGATCACATTCCTCAGGAGTAAATCCATCCTCCCAAGATTCATAAAGAGTTTCACCCATCCCAAAGTTGGGAGGAGGACATAATTTATAGATTCCCATGATAAAAAGTTAGTAAATTACTCTGATGTCTCCAGATCCACCCTCATTGGGTCCGTTAATTACCTCATAATACTGATTAGATGAAGGTCCAGTGCCTTTAACAGCACGACCAGCAGCACCACCACCGCCAGGAACTGCCTGCCCAATAAATGAACCACTTCCGCCAGGAAGTCCCCAGTTTCCACCCGATCCTCCAGGTCTTCCAGGTGTGCCAGGTTGTCCAGGAGTTCCAGCGGTTCCAGGTGTGCCAGGTTGTCCAGGTTGACCGTTACCTCCTCTGCTTCCAGGAGTTCCAGGAGTTCCAGGTTGTCCAGTTCCTCCAGGTTGACCAGGAGTACCAGCAGAGCAACCAGCAGCACCGCCAGGTTGTCCAGCCCTTCCAGAACCGCCAGGAGTGCCACTGCCGCCAGGTTGTCCACTTCCACCAGGAGTGCCAGGTTGACCAGACCCACCGCCACCTCCAGGGGTGCCAGGAGTGCCAGGAGTGCCAGGTTGACCCGTTATAACACTCGTTGGATAGTTCCATCCTCTACCACTTGTAGAGATGCCTAAAACGCCTTTGATACCGCCAGTGCCATTGTATCCGCTGGCGCCGCCAGCGCCACCAGATCCGCCGCCACCACCAGATCCACCAGAACCACCAGATCCTCCGCCGCCACCAGAACCACCAGAACCGCCAGAACCACCAGAACACCAAGTTCTTGCCTGTGCCTGAGATCTTTGCTGTGCTCCGCTTCTTTGTTGGTAACTTTGTCTATTCTGCCAACCTGCCCTTCTTTGTCTGGGCCAACCACCATTCGGGCGTCTATCGTTTCTTCTATTTCTCTCAGTTCTTCTTTGTTGGAAACCTCTTCTTTGTTGATAAGATGCTCTCTGTTGACCAGGAGAACCAGGAGCACCGTTAGCACCAGAAGATCCACTAGATCCATTAGATCCACTAGACCCAGGACTACCAGAAGAACCATTAGATCCTCTTACACCAGCAGCAGCACCAGATCCATTAATACCATTAACGCCATCAATACCATCAATTCCGCCGCCACCACCAGCATAAATGCGAGCATCTGAACCCTCACATTCTACAAATACTTTACGAATTGCAGGTGCTCCAGGATTATCGACATCGATAGCATGCCCTCCAGGTTGTCCACCAGTTGCACCACCAGCAGAATAGATTCCGTAACCAGGAGGAGTATTTGCTACAAATACTTTTAGGTTAGATGTTGCCTGATCGACAATCAAAGATGCTGTGCCAACAGTAGAACTAACGATTCTACCTTTTAATGTAAGATATTTGGTGATATTTTTATTTAAATTTCCATTCCAAGATGCATCAACAGATGGAGTGGTAGGACTACTTAAAGTAGCAGCGTTAAAGTTCTCTTCCTGAGTTGCAGATGCCTGCTCAATGACATACTCTTTAATAACACCTCTCAAGTCTTGAGGTGAAATAGCACCAGTAGTTCCGACACCTACATTTTCGGTTGCATCCAACACATAAGGAAGGTGCGCTGAACCAGTAGATGATGGATATTTGCCAGTTGCATAATCATATGGTGCATCAAGATCAGTAACTCGATGCAACTCACGAGCAGAAATTGGTGCTGTTGTGTCACCAATCGCTGCTCTAATTTCACCATAAGAGATGCGAGTCCCAGGAGTACCTGTTAGGAGTTGTTGAGTTTTTTCGCTCCAATCTCCAAAAGCCATGTATACTTAACCTCAGACAAGATTTAGGGTAGCAGAACCAACACCAGCAATCGTGATGAATACTTTGGTTCCAGTGCTATCTAATTCAATATTTAGTGCGGAAGTAGCGGAGGAAACATAAGATCTGAAAATACTTGCATCTCCCCAATATGTTCCTTGCTGGGTTGCATACTGGTGTTTATTATATGCCTGGTTATAAAGCATATGTGCTGTACCAAATCCAACAGCACTAGAAATTCCAGGGAATGTAGGTCCAGGTTGAATTTCATTATCTACATTATCACGAATTAGAAAAGATCTCGCAGAATCACTGCTAACTATACCACCAAGGAATCCAATTTCTTCAATATATTGAATTGGATCATGCATTCTACTGCGAACTGACATAACACCAACAGACTGAGAGGTGTTATCAAGATATTCTAACCTGTTTCCACCATCGCCAGAGGCATAATTGAACCAGAGACCACCAGTTTTTGCTCCGTCTGGAGATGTCCCGTTTGTTCTGGAAAGAATAATACAACCAGGCGCTTCTCCAAGGTCTATTGTAGATCCTGGTTCGGCAGTATTAAATCCAACTCTAACAAGACCGCTACCAGCAGTAGCATCAGTACCACCGACTCCAGTATGGTTGCCGAAGAATGTTACATCCTTATAAACTTCAACGCGGTTGCTATCTACAAGGTCAACTTTAGTACCAATACCAATACCACCTTCAAATATTGTACCGCCACCGATAAACTCTCCACCAGTATCTCTTCTTAGTCCAACATAGAAATCAATATCAGAATCTCTTCCGCCACTTGTTGTGCCGATACCGATACCAGCAGCACCGAGCATTGCGATCTCAGCATTATCATAGAAAGCGATACCTTCTTGTACGCCAATGCTGGTAGTATTGAATCCAATCTTATTCAGCAGCAGTGTAGTCGATGTGCCGTCAGTAATACTGAGGTTAGCAACAGTTGTAATACCACCAGAAGAAATCAGATTGATACACTCAATAGTTCCACTGGATTGAATATCTCCACAAGAAACAATGCCAGTAACTCCATCGAGTTCGATAGAACCAAATGTAGCGATAGCACCACCAGTATAACTGAAATTACCAGTGATAATGATGTCAGAACAGGAAACTGTTCCAGTTGTAATAATTCCACTAAGATTAGCAAACAGAGTACCAGCAGCAGATACTTGAGTGGTTGCACTTCCAAACTGAAGAGTTGAAGTATTGAGGACACATGTTCCTCCAACAGTTACAGCACCAAAGGATGCAGATTCTGAAACTGTTTGAGTGATGCTGCCAGTGATAGTTGTATCGTTAAGGATTGCACTAGAACTAGATGTTCCAGACATAATCCCAGTGACAATCAACTCATTGACCGTGGCATCAGTGATATCAAGAGAACCACCGAATGTGCCACCAACGGAGAGATTTCCACCAACTACAAGATCACCAGAGAAAGATCCGTCACCGTCAAAGTCACCGTCTCCAATAACACCAAGACCCTTACCAAGTGCAGATGTTGTGTTACCAACACCGATGAAGTTGGTTGCTTTTAGTTCTCCACCAAATGTTGATATACCAGTATTTCTAATATAGATTGTGTTAATACCAGGAGATGTAATTTCATCAACGATGATATCAGGAGTGCCAGTTAATCCTTGTGCTAAACCAGCAACACCAGTGATGTCACCAATAACATTACCAATAAATCCACCAGAAGCACCAACAGTTCCAGTGAATGTACCAGTTCCTACTACATCAACAGCATAATTTGTTCTTGCTCTAGATGTTCCTACACCTACATTACCTTCTCTAGTAACAACAACTCTAGGAACATAAGTTGTATTGTTATCACCCCAGATCTCAATCTGTCCACCTTCTGTACCAGCGGTGCCAGTTACACTACCATTGTAGAGAATGGCAGACTTAACACTGCCAGATGTTTCAATGAATCTGATGCCAGTGCTTCTATCAAGATTGGCAAAGTTCCCATTGAAATCAATAAACTTATTAGATCCTCTTAAAGTTAATCCACCAGTGGTGCCAATCATGACGCCAGTGGCAATATTCAGGTTGCCAAAGGATCCAACACCACTAAACTCAGCGTTACCACTACCAGTGACAGTTTGAACACCAGTAATAGACCCAACCATGGAAAGATTGCCCTGTTGGGCATTTCCAGTTAGAGTTAAATTCTTTGCACTTAGTCCTTCAAATGTACCAACACCACTAATTGCATCGACTTCAATCAGGTCACCTACCGCAAAATCTGCTTGCGGGAAAGTAATAGCAACACCTACAGGTCTAAATGCATAGATTGTAGTTCCTGCTCCAGGATTATCATTCTGCCACACCGATGTGGGAAGATTGGTCAGTGCAGCACCATCACCAACAAAAGCAACAGCAGTGACTGTACCATCAGCATCGATAGTTACACCCGTTGTGCCTACACCAACTTGGAAGGTTGCCTCTGGAACTGTTGTACCGATACCGACCGAATAACCTACAGCAACATTAACATTACCGTAATGAGTTTGATAACCAACTACCTTTACATCTCTAAGTGTCGTCTGATTCTCAATGATAGCATTGCCACGAACATCTAATTCTTCTCGCGGAATAGTCGTGCCGATTCCGACCAGACCATTCTGCGAGATTAGATCATTTGCATCAACTTGGATACCATCTCTAAAGTTGATGATTGTCTTATAATTCGTAGGCATTATCTTTTAATGAGGAACACCCTTTTACTTATTTATCCTTTAGTTCATCAACCTGTTTCGAAAGGTCCTTAACTGCCTCAATCAGGAGAGGAATAAGTTTGTTATAGTGAACGCCCTTAGTTCCATCAGGTTTAGTAGAAACAGCCTCAGGAAGTACTTTCTCAACATCTTGAGCAATGACTCCAATGTCATGACCCCTGTAACTCTTATGACCTTCCTTCCAGTCATACTCTGTACCACGGATTTGCATAACCTTAGCGAGAGGATCTTCCAGGGTGGAGATATTCTCTTTCAGCAGAGCATCAGAAGGAGAACCATAGAAAGCAACAATATCATCATAAACATGGAGAGGACCACCATTGTATGTGAATCCAGCACCACTCATGTAGACATCACCAGAGAATGTGGTGAATCCATTGATGTTAACTTGCTGTTCAAATGTTACCTGAGCACTGTATTTAGTGTCAGTTGCAATAGCAACAGCGAATCCAGAAGCAGCATTAAGAACAAGGTCGCCTGTTCCAGGTGCAGATCTGATCTCAGTGTTTTGTGTGCCAACACCAGCAAGAACATTGTTAAGTTTAGCACCACTCGGGAAAGTACCAGTGATTTCAATAGAACCGCCAAGGTCAACTGTTCCGCTGGTGATTAAATCATCAGTGAAGTTGACATCATTGGAGAATGTAACAGGACCATCAAATTGAGACAGAATGTTTTGCTGAGGACCACCCTCAACAATAATTCTTTGTCTTACGATAACTTCGTCAAATACGACAGAGTTACTAGATGCAGTCTCACCAGTTACAGTGGGAATAGGAATACCGAAGGAAGATTCTTGACCACTGGAAGAAGAAATACGCTTGTTACCAATGTAGAAGTCACCTTCGTTATTCAGACCAGTGTAGACAATTACACCAGCAGATCTTTCTTGTGCCTGAGACAGATACTCTTCATCATCAGTCAGAGTTCTATTCTGTACTTGGGGGAGACCAGTGGAGTAGTTACCAGGACCATAACCAAGATATTCAAATGTATGACCAGATGCACGGAGAATAGAAGGACGACGCAATTCAATGGCAAGAGCATTGACCTTTCTGATTAAAGAACCAGCGGAATGATGAGCAGGGAGAGTTCCCAGCGCACCACGAATTACTGTCAATGTATCACCACCACCACCGCTCAGTCCTTGAGAAGAAATTCTCATGATCTCAGCATCAACTTCGATGTAGTCTCCCAGTTTGAATCTTTGATCTGTTCCAATACCAGAGTTAGGAACTTGCAGTCTGACGGATGTTGTTGTGTTGTTCAAGTCATCCTTAACAGTAGCAATCTCTCCAGCATACAGATTGTTATATCTAGATCCGATTCTTTCGGAAAGAGCTACAGGTTGATTTTGTCCTTCAAATACACCCTGATACAGTTTATGTCCAGCAGCATAGTTGATATCATTTACTGTGGTCGATGTAAATGTATTGATACCAGCAATGGTATCAACAATAAAATCACCAATCTTGTTACTGTTAGTATCGACGACTCTAAACTTAGATCCTCTTCTGAGTCCATGTGGACGCGATGTTGTAATTGTCGTGATACCAGTTGTAATGTCGAAATGAGTAGAAGCGATAGCAACAGAAGGAGAAACTCTAAATGCATACTGACCACCAACAATTAAAGGATCGCCAGATGTTACTGCAATAGCAACGCTTGTCTTAGTTGGTACGGATGCAATTCTATACAGACCATCTGTAGTTGTGCCAATACCAGTAACGGCAAGAACATCACCAACTGCGGAAGAAATACCAGCAGTGGGAACACCAATACTAGAACCACTAAATCCATCAATAGTGAGAGATTCGCCACCGACAAATCCAGAACCAGGAGCGGCAATTTCAAGTCCTGTGATTGTAGTAGATCCAACACCAACAGTTACAGTAGCAGTAGCACCGTTCCAGTTTCCACCATTAAGCAGTTTTACATTATACTTAGTGGTCTCAGCATAACCAACACCAGAAACGAGATTCTCGTAAGTAACAAGACCATTCAGATTGTGCTGGTTTGTGAATGTTACAGTTACGATACCAGCAGAGAAAGCAGTTACACTAGAGACGGCAAGTCCAACATTAAATGTCTTCAAGAACTTGTCAGATGCCTCTCTTGTAATAGATCTCTTGAGATCATCAATTTCAACTTTTCCAAGAGGAGCACGCTTAGCAAAAGATCTAGATGCAGAAGGATTAACTACGATATTATCTCTGTCCTGCTGAGGATAATAGTAAGTAACATTCTGCTCATACTTCTTAGGAGTAAACTCCTGAGGTGGAGCATAATCAGCAGCAAGAAGTTCGATCAGATAAACACCATCGTTCTGATCTCTAACATAAGGTTCTACAACTGTAGTACGATATACAGAGAGATTCTTTTGGTTATTGTTAATAGAGAATCTGGGGAGGAAAAGATTTCTAGTGTTTGTGGTATCTACATAAGTACCAGTGTTTCTCTCTACACCATCATTGTCAGTATTGGGATAAGTAAACTGATATCCATCAATAATTCCAGAGACAGTAAAGTATCCGTTGTATCCTCTATTAGGGAGTCCATCAGTATTGTTAGAATCTTGGATATTCTCAACATAAATGATATCACCAACCTCTACCATGTGCGGCAGTTCGGTTCTAACAGTAACAACAGATGATGTCTCACTAACTTCAGCAATGAACTGATTATTTCTTCTGAAGTTATTGTCGTCGAGTGTGATAGATGTTGCAGTAGGATCAGCAGTTTTTGCAAATCCAGTCAAACCAGAGTTTTGAATAATGAATCCTGGTGCAGGATCTCTAGAGTTTCCTGCTTCCTTAGGAATAACATATCTGAACTTATACAGTTTATCTTCAACACTTCTATTATCTTCGAATCTCTCAATGTAAGAGATGTTTGTGCCTGCACCATCGGTCAGGTTGATGTTGCTCTGAATCTGAGGGAAGATATTGTTAGAAGTATTAACATGCAAGAACCACTGATTTTGATTCAAGTCCCACTGAATTGGGTGACCAATTTCTCCAGCACTCTTATCAGATACTCTACTCTCTAATCTAAGATTACTTCCACCATACAGTTCAATAGGAACATTGTTGATAGCATTAGAGAATGTCGTTGCTACTTTAATCTGAGTGGGAGATACGACGATAGCATAGTATACTCTATCAAATTCGAGATTTTCGGGAAGATCTCCATCATCACTGAAAATTCTAATCTTCTCGCCAGTTACCAGTCCAATGGAACTGACTGTCATTGCGAAGTTTACATTAGGAACACTTAACTTACTAGATTTAGTTCCTGTTCTAGATCCAATAGATGCAGTTGCAACACCAGCAATAATATTTTCTGTCATACTGACAGGAGCATCATAAACAGTATTGCCGATGGAAACATAAAGTTTCTCATCGAGTCTGGCACCAACTCTGAAACCCTGAGACAAACTCAACGGCGGATCATCTTCTCTATCAAATCCGAAGATGTAAAGGTGACTGGAAAGTCCAACATTCTTAGTCTTACTTACATCCAACTGGTAGAAACTTACAGTATCAACTACACTTCTAGATGTGTTGACATGCTGAGGAGATGCAATGTGTGTTACATATCCTTGGTCATCTCTTGGGAATGCTTCATTTCTAAATCCATCAGCAACCAGAGAGAATTGACCGAAGTTGGAGTTAGAGTTGGTGATAGATGCGTCAGCACCACTCTCACCTACAAAGTGACCATTGAAACCAATGGCAAACACGGAAACAACCTGAATAACAGCGTTGTTTGACATCTTAATGTGGGACTGTTCCCAACCTTGACGGTAAATAGCACCAGAATCAAGGTGATAAACAGTTGCAGCATCTGTAGAAGATGACTGAGATGCTAACTCAGCACCAGAAACGGTAGGATAGGTAATACCTTCATACAATCTGGAAACTGGATTATACTTGACAAATGCTCTATCGTCTTTTTGGAGAGAGATGCCCGTGAACTGGGCAACAACCATTGAACGGAAACCTTGAGACTTGCTGCCATCGGCATGCATGCCGTTCATACCATAAACGGAACGCAGAGAGATGTTAAAGATATACGGAGATGCACCAGTTACAGTATCAGATTCGATGGTAACTACAGCACTCGTGATGTTAGACGGAGTTGCAGGTAAGTTATTCGGGAATGTAGGCAGAGAATATGTAAATGTTGTTGCATCTACAATAGATTGAACAACGGTAGAAATATTATACTGAGATACATTGACTCCACTAATCTTGATCGGAGTACCAGCACTTAATCCATGCTCTTGTTCAGTGACGACGGTAACTTGAGATGTGGGGCTAAGACCATCACCAGAGACAATGCTAGCAATCTCCAGGGGATCAGTACCAAGAGCACCAACAATCTCAAATTCAGGACGAACTTTCTCAAAGTCACCCTGATTCTCGGGCCATTCGTATGTAATAGCACGACCAGATGCCTCTTGGAAGGCATATGTCAGCTTGTAATAATACATGCTGAGGTCTGTGTGGTCGTAACCCTTAACCTCATTAACACCATCAGCATACTCAAAGCATGTCAGTTTGTGGTGAGAGAATGAAGGTAAAGATCTGTTATCATCATTAAATTGCTGGTGGTCGGTATATACTAAACGGTCACCTTTACCATCAAACAGAGAGAACTGCCAGAGATAGCAGTTACCAGTGATTCTGAAGATTGCAGAATCAGGTACATCATCATCTGTAGGGTTCGGTACATACAGAGGACGGATCTTAGTCTTTCTGAGGTCAAGACCAACAATAGATGTACCACGAGGCACAACACATCCACCGTTGACGGAGTTAAATCTATAAAGAATATTATTTTCTACAGTAAGGTCGAATTCGCTAGTTAGAGATAGAGCAAATTCTGAAGTCGCTAATGTTTCAGCACCAATGGGAGATACGCCAACTGCTCTACTAGGATCAGAAGGATCTTTTTTAATTGCAAATCCAGGTCTGTTGTCAATGAAGTGATCCCCAGGGAACAGGAGAATCGTTGTTTTATCGGTAATATCGTTATCGAATCCAGTCTGATATGAGAATCTTGCCGACTCTAATAATGCCCGCTGAATAGTTTTGAAGGGTTTCGTCAGCGAGTTACCCTGGTTCGTGATACTGTCTGTAGCATCAAGATCATTAGGGTTAACATAAAGAATTTTACCCTCAGTATTCTTGATGAAATTCTCTAACTTATTAAGTGGCATCTCTCTTCAGACTGAGATAGTTGTGCTCCTCTTATTTAGACATCAATAAATAGCTCGACTATTATTTTTTAGCATGGCACAATCTGTTCGAAGGAGAAAAAGAGACGACTCTAACGATAAATTCTTTCTCTATGTTGCTTTTCATTCCGTATTGACTGCTATTGTCAACTTATTCAGAGATGACGATTGAACACAAGTTCGAACATCAATGGGGTGGCGAAGACACTTGGTACACCAAAGGCAAGAGATGGGCAAACAAACAAAAGTTCCCAATCAATCATCTTGCCTTAGGTTTTATTGAGTGGTTGTGGCAACATTGGGTTGATGGTAGAGTTGAGATGGAAATGCAGTCTGTTGATAAACAGGCAGAAGAAATTAAAAAACAATGGGAAGAAGAACCACAAACTATTGTTAAATCAACACCATCAGAAGTTGATGGACTTGACATTATAGAAATAAAAAGTCCATGGAGTGATAATGGAAATACCTAACATCGGAATCAGAAAAAATCAGATCAGAGAACTTAACATTCCGCCAGTTCCTGATTACTTAATGACTCCATCATATTCACTTCCAGTTGCTCCATCAGTAACTTTAGAAATTGGTACTCCGATTGTTAATGTTCCTGGTTGTGTAGAGACACATGAAGCGAATAATGGATCAAAAACGCTTCAAAGCGATGATCCTAACGGAACATTAACATTTTGTGATGGAAATGTACCATCATTCAATCCGATTGAGTATTCTCCTAATCAGATGCTGCCTACTCAGCGTCCTAAGGTAGATACAAGGCAACCTAAAGCTCCCGAAGCACCTGATCTACCGATACCTAAAACTCCTCCTGCTACTGCTAAGGTGGACTGTCCTACAGCAGCACAGGCAGCAAAAGAACCTGTAGGAACATATCTTGAAGGGTTCAGAAAGAAAGTTACTGACTATCAGTTGATTGGTAACCAGTGTATTCAGATCACAGAAAAAGTTTCCATCCCAGAGCAGGTAATTGCTGGTCTTCCTAGTGCTGGATCTGTTGTAACAACTGGTGGTATTGCCGTGGTTGCTACAGCATCAGCACTTATGGCAAAACCGCTGGCAGATGTCCTACTAAAGGTCATCAAACCAACGGTCAAGAAAGTTATGAAAAAGATTGCTACTATCAGGGGGAAAACGGTTCCACTTTTAAGCGTAGCGGAGCGCCGAGATCTTCAGCGCGAACGGACGGAGGCGATTCGGGCACTGAAGAAGGTGCTGAAACCGAAGGGATAGAATGTGCATGTGGTTTGATATAATTTACATTATGAACCACAACATCCGCACATACCTTATAATAAGGACTCTTTGGATGGAATTGAATTCCTGCCTTCATCAACTCTCCACAGTTTTTGAGTCTGGCAATTTCAAAGTCGAGTCTCTTATTGGCAATCATTTGCTGCTGTAACTCTATTTGAGTTGCTGCTGCTTCTTTACATTGATCCTGTAATTTCTTGTCTTGTGGGATGCTCCAGGTAGCACTTACACCTACAGAAAGATTATAGTTATCCTTCTGTCCAGTTCTGGTAGGTACAGTGTAAAGAACATTACCAGGGTTGTCTAGAGACCCATCATCATTAAGGTCACGCATGTCATATACAGGATCGTTATAGTATGGTTCATAAGGTTTCTGCATTGAACCAGAACCAGTAACGAATGGAGTGATATTCAGCGTTGGTCCTTGACATTGAATTCCACCACCGTAGGTGTTGGTAATGTATGGACCTTGGAGGACTTGGATGGCTTGATTAGTGACTGAGCCAGAAGAATTAGCAACAGGGGCAGCAGTGGCGCTAACGCCACCAACAGTCTCTGCAATACTTTGGGTCGGGAATAATCCACTCAGAATTATTGCGTAAAGATAGAAGTTGTGTCTGTGACGCTTTTTATTTCTGTGGTTCTTTGAATTATTGTTTGATTGCTTAAACCAGGACCTTGATAAGTTTCTGTGAACTGAAATGCCGCCCCTGGTGTTGTTTGTGTGAATGTTGGTTTGCTGGTTACGCCAGTCCATGATGATGTCACCCCATCTATAGTTACATTAGTTGCACCTGTTCCTGGCGAAAGGTTGCCGTTGACGGTAATTCCACTCCCAGTTGCAGAGTATTGATACCCTGTGTTATAGTCTATTGAATTGATAGTCTCTGTTACGGTACTAGTCGTTTCGGTGTGACTAGTCATTGATCCTTGAGTAAAGTTAGGAACAACAGGGACTGCCTGAGCAGCCCCATGTAGTGCTCCTAAGATTAATCCAAGACCAATCGCTTCTGATAATCTAGACATTACTATCTATCCAACTTATCTGATAGTGATTTCAGACACGAATTGTCCAGTTGCACTTGTACCAGCACCACCAGCAGTTAGCGACATAACCCCAGCAGAATCGATAGTACCAGCGAGAGAACCAGCCACGCCACCAGCAGTGGTTGTGACACTTCCAAATGCGGGTAAGGTTCCAACCACACCGCTACTAACGGTCGTTCCTGTTGGGATTGCGTCTCCGCCGTTGAATGTCTCGCTAAACGAAAATGCACTACCTGCTGTTGTCTGAGTGTATGTGCCAGCATTCATGGTCGCCGCATCAGTTGCCGAAGCAGGAGCAGTAAGACCGCCAAGAGTAGCAGATACATTAGAACCACTCACAGAATAGGATGAACCAAGACGAGTTGCCTGAGAGGCAGCAGCATCAACAGTCAGTTGAACACTAGTTGAATGTTTAGTAATAAGATCGGCATGTGCAGGTGCCGCCATCAGTAACATACCAAAAAGCAATACTGCTTTTTTCATCTATCACCAAAATGTCGGGATATAGCTATTTAGATTCTTCAACATCTTCCAATTTTTCTACTTTTCTAGTTGGTAAAGTATAATCATAATAAAAATATTGTCTTCCATGTCTAGGAACACTCGTCTTCCAACCATCAATATGAACAAAACCACTCTCACTAGATGTTGGAAATTCTTCAATTACAGAATCATCTTCACCATCCCATTCCCATGGAGTGCAAGAATCTACAGTCAAAATAGGAATATTAGAACTCCATGCAGACATTCTTAAGAATGCATCATGCCACCTATCGAAAATTTCAAATGCGATAGGATCCTGATCTTTTCTACCATTTGTTGCATGAAATAGTAAATCTATGTATCCGATGTTTTGATATTGAGTTGTAATTGGAGCGTACTTTGATTCTTGCCATCCCCACAGATCATTGCAAATTAAACCTCCAGCAAATCCTTCATCACCAAAATCGAACATACTTAAAGTTTGCCATTCATGTCTACCTAAAGCAGACTCTCCACTCACAACCATAGTTTTTTTGGTTGCTGCACGAAACCAACCTTCATCATCGTAATGCCTGATTTGATTTCTAAAAACATCACCATAAACTTCTTCCTCTTGAAACATTGTCCCAAGATGCAACCAAATTTTTGCGTCTTTTTGATGCGATTCAACCTCTTTTAACGCTTCTTTAACCTCATCAATTTTAGTTTCCCATCCCAACCATCCAGATAATGAACCTTCTGGAGTTAATAGATGTTGAACTTCATTTTCCTTCGCCCAATCAATTGCTTTTAAAATTTCCTGTTTATTTTTTTGAATATTTGTGCTTACAGGAATTTGGGCACCAGCAACTCTGATAGACATAAAATTAAACTTGATAATTAAAATAGGAACGGGGGGACTTGAACCCCCACGACTATATAGTCAGCAGATTTTAAGTCTGATGTGTCTACCAATTCCACCACGCTCCCATAAAAAGTCTTAAATTGAATTAAGACTCATATTAAATGCCAATGTTTTTCTAATTGTTTTTGACTTATGCATTCCAACTCCATGAAAGAGATGTGAAGGAAAAATAATTAAGTCTCCGCTACTAATGTTTGGAAAAAAAGTATCAGACATTTCATTAAGGAATATATCTCTTACCCAAATATCAGAAAAATCATTACTATGTCTATCTAAGAAATAAAATTTGGCAAAATCTATTCCAGAGTTCATAAAAAACACACACGATAAATCACTATCTCCGTGTTGATGGACTTCTTGGAATGACCCATAAGTGTATGAAGATATCCAAGGTCTACCCTGAAACTGAAAACATAACTTACGGTTTATGTCGTCACCAAACTGTTTTAGGCAAGGTTCAATAAATGGAATAATAAAATTATAATCGTCGATATACTTAACATCAACATTACAATTAGTATTCCAACCACAATCACTGTCAAAATTATCCAAATTAGCATCAATAGTTGATACTAATTTCTCATAGTCTTTGACTTTGTATTGACCGTAAAATGGGTTAAAGAATAAACTGTTAATCACTCAGGGTCCTTCATTATGTTCGGTATACAATCTTACTAGTTCTTCATCATACGGCATCATAACTGCCGTATTTTCTCCATTGGTGATTGCAATGTGCTCACCATTTTCGACTCTGGACATCAAATTGTCAAAGTCATCCTGAAACTCTTTAACTGTGTAAAGTGCGTTAGGCGTTTCCATATTCAGTCAATGCTAGATCAGCATAAATGATTTCTTTTTCGTTGAGAGTTGCCTTGACAAATTCTAGCATGCCAAGGAACTCCTTATATGTATCACACTCAGCAACCTTTTCATTACCTAAATTGGATACGCAAAGAATTGTCCGTGTACAGACATCAACAACGACGCCTTCAATGTACTCATCCATGTGAGAAGTTTTGATTACCCCAGTATTCTAGCAGGTCAGGGCTGGAATGTAAAGTTGGTGGGGTCACCTGGGTAATCGTCCAGTGTCTCACCCTCGTATTCTACCACCATTTCACCCGAACGAGCAACAGTGACAGTATAAAATGTTTTAATTTCTCCATCAGAGGCAACAATGATTTCATCCTCACTGATACTCTCAACATACAGTGTAGGATCAGGTTTACCGAATGGAGTTAGATCAACAGTAATAGAATCATAATCAACCAATCCTTTCCAATAATCAGGTAACTTAATAGTATTATCTGTCTCTAATTTTCCTCTGATGTAAATTGCTGCCTCAGGACCCTCAACACAAACATGTCTGAGTCTCCATCCTTCTTTGTTCGGATGTTTGATATCAAAACTCTTCCATGCTTGAGTGTTGATCGTTCCTTGAAAGTTTCCATAGAAAGTACCAGATGAAGTCACATCACTGAAGAATGTGGCATCAAATCCATCTAAACTACCAGTAACCTTTACATCAGTATAAAAAGTTCCTTTCTTTAAAACATGAAGTTCATCATCTGTTCTGATCTCACCTTCTGCTTTTACTTTACCACCAAGTTGAGTTAGTCTATTTCTTTTAATCTCAACATCACCAGTAATCTCAGTATTACCTTCCTGCTCTACCTTACCAATAATGGTAGCACCATCTTGAAAATCAGTGCTCTCACTAAAAGAACATGGCAGTCCAAATCCATTTCCACTTCTACCATCTCTAAGTTTAATTGTTGTTGCGTTTAAAGTCATTTTGTCCCTCCAAGACCAGTAGCAGAAATAACACTGTTTGCAACATTACCAGCGGCATCGCCAGCAACAGCACCGACAACACCTGCTGCAAGACCAAGAATAGACGGAGAACTAAATGGACCTAACGCTGCTTCAACTAAGTCACCAGGAACATAAGAACCTGCAAACATTTTCATACCAAAAGTGTTAGGAACACCGTTTCCTCTCTTACCCTCAATACCTACAGTATTTGCTTTGAGTTGAATTCTAGCACCACCAGTAATATTAACATTGCGTCCAGCACTTATGTCAATATCTTGCTCTGCATTGAGCATGATGTTCTTAGCTTGGACTCTGACTCTACCACGATCAGCATTGATAACAATGTCACCATTAGCAACACTAATTCTAATGTCAGCAACATTAGGTTGGTTCTTATCACCAGCACGAACTTCTAGTGTCTTATCTGCTGCAATCCTTGATAGTCCACCTTGAGTGTGTGCAATGATAAAACAGTCACCGTCATCACTTTCGGCAAAGACCTTATAAACTTCGGCACCAGCAAGACCCTCCGCTGGGTTGCCACTATCAATTCTGAAGTGAGCACCTCTAGAGTCAATGACTCTTCTTTTATAATTTTTTGGTTTACTTGCCATTATACGCAGTCGATAGAAGAGACAATTCCAACTTGACGATCTGTAGGTAGGATGCCAAAGACAGGTTTGAGAATGGCACCAAATCCAGTATCACTTTCGACTCTGAGATCTGGTAAAGTCTCGTCGAATCTCAAGATATTTAGAACCTTAACCTCAGTGATTCCTCCATTGTCATCAACTCTGATGTCAAAGATCGGACTTGTTCCGATACCAGCACCAACGAGAGTAACTCCTTCTGGAGCAGGAGTGAATACATTTCCAGAGGGAGAAACTCCAGGAATCACAACTCTGTCAGTCTGTTGATATCCAGATCCAGGATTTACTACAACAACCTGAGTCAGTCCACTATTCGCTGCGTTTTCATTTTCAATAGCAGGATAATTTTCACCAGTTGTTGTCATCACGATTGCAACTACTTGATCACCATTTTCTCCACCGAGAATTGCTTTAGCATTAGCACCGTATCCAAGACCACACTTATCTCGGAAATTGACCATGGGAGGATATCTATATCCAGATCCAAAGTTTGTCATTTCAACACCGATGATGCTACCAGTCCTCTCTACACCGCCGACGATATCTCCAAGAGTAGTTCCACTACCAGAGTCAGCAGCGTCGAGGAAGTACCCCATGATTACTTTAGCAGCAGCACCTGCTCCTCCACCACCAAAGATCTCAACATAAGGTCCAGTGCAATTCTCAGGGGGACCAGCATAACAACCGCCAGGAATGACCGAGGAAGACCCGCTAAGGAGACTTCCATCACCAAAGATGTCCCAGCTACCATATTCTTTTTCAAAGTCATTGGCGAGGTTTGCAGCACCCCTAGAGAAGTTCATGGCATTCATGACATACTCAAAGGGATCTTCACCTTTCTCTTTGCTATTTCCGCCTACAGTATACTCTTTGTCTTGAGGACACTTGCCATCGTTAGACTGATTGCAATCAAGGAAAGAAGCAATGCTATTGATATTATCAGCAGCACTCAACAGGAAGTCAGTGATATTGAGTACAGGGTCAAGAATTTTAGAGATTCCTTGCAGAGGTCCACTTATTGCATCGACTAATTGGTCGATGATCTTATTCATGAATGCGCCAACAAACTGAGCACCTAAGCAACCAGCAAAGTTCTTTCCCGTATCAACCAAATCTCTCAGGAGTCCTTCGATGATTCCAAACAGACCCTCAACTACAGCATTAGCGATACAACCGATTGCTTCTTGTACTGTATAAGTAGGTGCCAGCATTGATGCTTGAACTGCCACTCCTGCTTTATGTGCAGCAACTGAAGATCCCGTCGATGCAAATACTGCGGCATATGCTGCCTTATATAACTTATCTAAACCTTTCTGTCCTTCCTTTTCAATCTTATCAAATAACTTCTCAATCAGAGTTCCTACAAACTGATTCGCAGAAGTTTTGAGGATATCTGCCGTTGCTCTGATTTCATTTTCTAAGTTTTGTCCAGCGAGAGCAAACTTTTGAACTCTATTGAGAAACTTCTCAATCTCAGTCGTCATCCTGCTGATAGGATTTTTCTTACATGTATCAGCAGTTTGTACACTTTCACCACACCCTGCTGTATCGCATGTTTTGCCTGTTGTGCCTGCAGTAGGTTGACAAGTTTTGTTCTGCTCACAACTCTCGCTTACAAATCCATTAATCGGTTTAGGAGTTACATCAGAATAAGAAGTACCAGGATTAAATGCTGCAGGTTCTCCTTTTCTATTAACTAACTGAGTTCTGGGAAATACTCCAGTGATTAAAGGAACTTGTTGGGCATCACCATCAAGAAAGAAACCGAATACAATATCACCCTGCTGAATAACAGAAGATGTAGCATATTGTGCTCCTCCAGATCCAGCAGTTACTGGTAACAATAAATTTGCCCACGGCAATTCTTCATCGGGAAGATCCCCGACATTGAAAGGATGGTGTCCAGCGATTCTTACCTTACATCTATTCCCAACACCTTTTCCTTCTGATACTTGTTCAGCTTGGGATGCGTTGCTGGGCACTTGTGCGCAGAACCACTGGAATCCATCTTTTCCAGCAAAATGACTGTTACCGATTAAAGATTCGATTCCTGCCATCAGTCGTCGTAAACTCTACACTCAAGAGCATTAGGGTTAGCATCACAATAAAGTTCTAGAGGAGTGGGATCGTGACTTTCGCCAGGATGATTTTCCTTATATGCCTCTAAATCATGCAATTCTCCTTCTACATGTCTCCTTTGTTGAGGAGATGTTGTGGGATCTTCGAGGATCTTTTTGTCTTGCTCAATGTGAGCGTCGATGTTTTCCATTTACTTCTGTCCTGTAGTTCCAAGAGAATCTCTCACCACTCTCAATCCCGTGTATGATGTAGTAGGTCCAAAAATGTGAGTGATTTCCTTTATAATATATAGACCACTCTGCTCAGTGTCAATATCAGGTTCTTCGGAAGTATTATCTGGAATTTCAATATAAATGGGTTCTCCAGCAAGTAAACCAGTATTGCATGGAATAAGGAGAGTATAATCCTGAGAGAAGAACCTACTATAGTCCGATAATGCCTGTGCCTCACTATTCAAAGGATCCCAGTTAAGAGCAGTTGAGACTCCAGCAAAGGCAGTTCCTGCATCTAGAATACCAAAGGTAATCCTAGAAGCAAACATTGTGTTGGGAATATTATATGGATCAGCAACCAATGGTGCTTTTTCTGCCTTTCCAAGTCTAATTTCTTTTGGATTTTTAAAAACAGATATATTTGGTTGAGTAAACTCAAAAGTAAATGGATTGAAATAGATTCTGTAGATAGAATCCTCACCCTTACCTAGAGAATCAGACAAGTCTCCAGTTGAATTTGCTTTGATATCTAAAATCTTGTACGCATTAATCAATGGATCTTCAATAGAAGAATCCATGAGTTGACTATAGACATATTTTTTCTTCTGTATTGTCTTTTTGTTATCTACAGCACTCTTGATTAATCCATGCATAGATCTAAAGTTAAATCCCTCTCTTGTCTGCCAAAAGAAGAATCCAGCAGACTTACTCTTTGCACCTACGGGAACACCTTTTTTGCAAAGTTGAGTAATAATCCTGAAAGGTTTCCGCATGTTACCATAAACAGTACACGGAGATTCACACTCTTCAATCTCATTAATTGCAAGAGGATCTAAAATCCTGATCATTTGATCGACAACCTTATTGATTGTCATTCCAGTGTATTTTCTAGCGACTCTGACTTGATCGTTTGTGAGTTGTTCTCTAGATACCAATGAAAGTCTAAAGGACTCAAATTGTTTATCCATAACGATGTCCTTTACATCATTCACATATAGAACATATTCAAGAGTTGCTTCCTTATCAAGAGCATCATCTAACGGAGTTTTAATCTTAAAGTGAACTCTCTCACCCTTTCTAATCGGGAGTCCATTATAAAATCCTTTTCCATCTTTGATATTACCCGTATTCGCAATATCCAGAACTGCACTTACACACGGAGAATGGAGATCTTCAAAATATTGAAAATTGATAATATAACCCAGCAAGGAAAGTTTGGTGCTTCCATCCTTGGAGTAGATATCAAAAAGTTCGTATTTTGAAGCGCCTGTTACTTCTGCCATTATTGCCTGTTAATTGCTTTTAGATTCAAAAGAGCTATTTTGACCGCTTCAAGTTCAGAAGCAGGTAATTCTGGTACTGCATTAGCAACAGTAACAGCCATTGTTTGCTCTCCATATGTAAGCGCATCTTTGGTATTTAGATCCAACATAGCAACATCAAACGGAATGACTTTTGGCATTTTCGCAATCTCAAGTGATGGCATATTCTTTGGATCGCCAAGAATAGATGGACCCAGATAATTAGCAGAAATTTTGGGATCAACTACAACTCTCTTAACGGGACCAACGACTTTTCCACTGAAAGGAGCTGTGGGAGCAAATCCAAAATCAAGAGGATCAATTACATTAGATCTTGGAGTTCCAGTTATACCTTCTACTTTTCCAAGTTCCCAGTGAAGGTGAGGTCCAGTAGATCTCTCACCTGTCGAACCAACTCTACCAATAACTGTACCCGTAGATACCTTATCACCTTTTTTATATGGACTTGCTTCATTCATATGCCCATAGAAATGTTCAAGTCCATTAGCATCTGTAAATGCGATCCAATTTCCATAATTTTTTTCCCAACCGCTATCTTGAATAACAGAATCAGAAGGAACTACAAGTGCTGTGTTATATGCTGCTGGAATATCTCTTCCAGCATGTATCCTCCCTCTAGAGGTACTATATCCTGCTTTTTCTCCAATTGCAAATCCAGGCGGTTTTGCTCCTGTTTGCGAAATCAAAGGAGCTTTTGGATCATATTTTTTAGGAGGTTGACGCCATGGTCCCGAAGGAGTAACGATTACTGGTTTGGGGGGAGTTGCAGGTATCTGAGGTTTAGGTTTTTGTTCTGCTGGACGCTCTATCGGTGGCGGCGTAACAGGTGGCGGAGTTACTGGAATCATAGGAGTCGTTGGCTTCGTGTCTAGACCTAGTTGCTCTCGCGCCTGACGATATTCATCTTGACTCATATTGCCAAGATTTGTCAGTTCTTTACTAATGTCGTCGAAACTATTCCCTAGATCCGTTTTAAGTTTAGTCGCAGATCCAGTGAACTCATCAAACTCTTTTCTGAGTTTTCCTTCACTATCTAGGAAATCCCAACTTTTAATGTTCTCAGCAAACTGCCTGAATACATCACTAATCTCTTTGAATACTGACTGAATATTGCTCCAAGTTTGCTGTACAGCGTCCCATAATTTCTGAACAATTCTTGTTACTTTATTGACAATAATAATAACTTCTGGAAGTTTTTGAACCAGATAATCAAGAAGAATCCATCCAGCAGCACTCAAAAGTCCCTGAAAGATGCTCTTCGCACCCCTCATAATATTATTAACTCCACCCTTAATAAAATTATTAGACTGCTTTGCTTCGACTATCTTTTCAGCATCTTTTTTCTGTACAGCATCAAATTGCTGAACATTCAATCTATTTTTTTCTGCTTCTCTAACCTTATCCTTTCGGATATCTTGACCTAAAGATTTGCGGATACCTTGGGTCGTCTGCCTCAAAGAAAGCAGTCCATATTCAACAATATTAAGTGCTTCATTTGATGGTATTAGTTTCATGCCGTCTCAAAAGTAGAAATAGAGAAGGTAAGATTTGTAATATTATATGGATTTTGTGTCATGAAATTAGTGGGATATCCAGTACCCACCGCAGCAGTTGCTACAGGTGGAAGTGCTTCTCTTCCCTTAGAAGAATATGGAACAAAAGCAAAAGAAAAATCAGGTTCTGTTGGTTGGGCAACAGATGATGCTATTTGGGTATTTACTTTCGTGTTTATTCCCTTTGTTTCTTCCATTGCTTGCGCAACCGTTTCTGATGCAGCTACAGGGGAAGCAGAGGATACTTCCTGAGGTTTAGGTTTGCCAATGGATGTATCTAATTCTTCCTTAAGTTTACCTAAATCTTTACCTTTCAGTCTGCCTGGGCTTGGATCCCCAACTCGCACTTCAAAGGGAGCCAATCCAGGTATCCTGAATGGTTGATCAATTAGACTATTAAACATATCTTTATCGCCAAATTTGCCAAGCAGTGCTTCAACAAAATCTCTTCCTTCAGAACTCATTTTAAGTGTTAAGGATTTAACAAACTTCATTGAGTTTATCATTTTGTTATATAAAGAATCACTCTGGGATTTAAGTTCATCATACCGTGCTTTTTCTTGCGGATTCAACTTAGCGTACTCTCTGGTGCCAATGATTTTTGACATCTCTTCTTCTATAGCTTTAAGTTGAGTCTGATATGAAGACAAGACACCAACAGCCGCACTTATGTCGTTAATAATTGGTTTATCAGATTGCTTAAGTTTACCAGGATCGTATCTATCAAATATTCCATCATCAATCTGCTTGATGTTCTGTTCAATTTCAAGAAGAAGTGATCCTTGAGGGGTGAATTCTTTTGCTCCAGGAACCCATTTCAACCACGGATGTTCTTTGAGTAATTTTTCTTTTCTTCTTTGCAGTTCTTCTTTAGTTGCTTTCTTTCCTCTTTCAGCGATCATGTCAATGACCATTTGAGTATATGACTCGTAACCACCGCGACCCATTCCACTCAATCCCATACCCTTGATAATCTCAAGGAGTTTAATTCCTCCATAAACAGCAGCAGCACCTAACCAAACCCATGGATTTGCCATTAAACCGATCAATGCTGGAAGTTTGAATAATAAACTAGTTACAAGACCGCTAATAGCACCAGTAACTAAACCAATTCCACCATTTAACGCAAGACCAACACCTGCTGCGACTGCTAATCCTTTAATTAGATCATTCTTGATTTTCTCTAATTCTTCAGTATCTCCTTTCTGCCATGCTTCTAACGCATCTATTCCCTTCAGTCCTAACCATCCCATGAACAAAGATTCGAGAGCTTTCATGAACCCATCAAAAGGTCCACGAATCTTTTTACCTAATGCTTGAACAGGTTTAATCAGTGCCTGCTTAATTGAACTTTCAACGAAGTTTTCCTCTGCGCCCTTCGCAGTTCTATCAATCTCTTTTCTTTTCTTATCAATCTCTTGATTATCTTCTACAGCATCTTGCTGACCCCTCTTTACCAAAAGGTCAGCAATGGCACTCAGATTTCTTCTAATGGCAAGAATATTTTTATTAAGAGAATTATACTGCTTCTCAGTAACATATCCAGCAGAAGTTCCCTCCCGATCAACATTACCTTCGGGAGTATCTGGTCTACCAGGAGGAAGTAACTTTTGTGGATCAATAGCCATCAGATACCGTTAGCTTGCTGTGCCTTTAGATTCTGCTCTTCAATATAGGATTCTAACAAAGCAAGGTAAATATCCCGTTCAAAGGGATACATGTTCTCAATGTCACTCAAGGAGTATTTATGATGCTGCATCAAGGCAAAGTTAATCTTATAATAAGATACAATGTCTGAATGCAACATCGCTAGCTGAAAAAACTTGCCAGTCCCTCCAAGACGATTTCGTTCTCAACACCAGTATTGGGATTCTCAAACTTAGCAGTATAAGAAAGTCTGGGCATTGTAGAGAAGAATCTCTCAATTTGTTTAAACTGAGAAGAATTTAGCTGTTCAATAAATTGAATCCATTCTTTTTTAGTGTGATCCTTCGCGTTCCAAGTTTCTTCCTCAGAATAGATCATTTCAACGCAATTAGCGATAACATCAAAAGAAGTATCAATGCTAGTTGCTTCGCCAAAGTTTTCTGAGATGAATTGTGTTAGAGACGGGTATGCCATTCTCAAAGTCAAAGTTTCATCGACCTTGATATCACGAGTATGGTTAGGATCATCAACAACCTTAATCTCATCAATATAGATAGTCAAGGGAACTTTAGTCTCACCGTCATCCTGACAAGTTACGATGACATCAATAGATTCTCCAACTGACTTACCACGGACATTGAGGAACAGATACTCAATATCAAAGGTAGAGAGTTTATCGATATTTACTCCACGAGTCAAAATACAAGCAGAAAGAACTTCTTTAATTGCACTGGCAATCTGATCAAGTTCATCACTCTCCATTGCCATTACAAGAACTTTCTCTTCCTTGACAAGGAATGGGCGGTACTTAATTTTTTTTCCAGTAGACGGAATAACCAACTCAAATGTCGGAGTCGCAATCTTAGGTAAAGGCATGATATCCTATAGGATTTTCAGTATGATTATTTAGGGGGTTCTAAAAACTGTTCCTCTTGTTTCAGATGGAGGACCTGACGCTCTTATATCGAATCCTCTTCTGATGTAAGTCTCATTAGTCTTTTGAGGTGGTGGTGCAGCTGCTTCTGGTTTAGCAGGTGCAGCAGAATACTCACCATCTCCAGACTGTTGCTCTTTAGATTTATCAGTTCCTTTAAGACTCTTCACTTCACCAAGAATATATCTATCATAGTTAAATGCTACATTGATTTCAAGAACTCTATTACTATCGTAGGAAATAGCAGTCGGTATAATATTAATAGGGAACGCATTGATGAAACTATAAGTTACCGATTGATAGTGATCTCTATCAAATTTGGTAAGTCTCATAACAGGCATTTTATAGTTGTCTGGATACTGCATTCTTGTGTAGTATGCTCTTTTATCCAAACTAACTTCACCAGCACTGGCAATGTACTGTTGCCAGAGTTCAAAGAATTTAATAACCTTATATCCATTATCTACAATGAAGTTGAAAGAACTTTCTGTGTAAATTCTTGTATGAGCATACTTTTGCTGAATTCCCATGTAGTTACCACTGACTTGAGCAGTAGCAAAAGTTGCACCAGGAATATCAGCACCCTTACAAAGCAATCCCAACTCTCTCTGGATGAAGTAACTCGATACTCTCGAATCCTCTTTTTGGATGTACTTTCTGAGGGGATCTGGAATGGCAGAAATTTCCAACTCGAAATGATTGGTTGTTGCTACCTTAGTAAACAACCCCAAAATATCGTTAGTTGATTTTCTTCTAGGGTAACTCACACTAAATACCTTAGGTTGACTTATTATGATGGCGTATTCTGGTAAATTTCGCCCAAGTAATATTCAAAAATATCGAGGAGACCATCTCAACATTATTTATCGTAGTTTGTGGGAACGAAAGTTCATGGTCTACTGCGATAAGAATGAGAATATTCTTGAATGGGGAAGTGAAGAAATTGCCATACCATATCGTTCTCCTTTAGATGGGAGAATACACAGATATTTTCCAGATTTCTATATTAAGGTACGCGAAAACACTGGAAAAATCCAGAAGTATATTATAGAAATCAAACCCAAAAAACAGTGTATTGAACCACAGAAGCAGAAGAAGCATACTAAAACTTATATTAGAGAAGTGACTGAGTATGCTAAAAATCAAGCAAAGTGGAAAGCTGCATCAGAATACTGTAAAGATCGTTTACTACAATTCAAGGTCTTAACGGAAGATCATCTAGGTGTATGAGTAGATTACAACCTGTCGTGGACGGATTCACTGGACTTGAAAGTTCAGATGACATCATGATCCAAGTTCTAGAGGTATTGACTAAAGAAGTCTTACTTCCAGAACCAGGGAATTTCTACACATTTGTTTATAGAGCAAAAACACCTAATATTGAATACGATGAGTTTCCCTTGATTGCATGTATCGATGTACAAAAATGGGGGTTTGTTGGATTTAGTTTCCACTGGGGAAAACAAAGAAACTATAGCTGGGAAGAAGTTGTTGGCAAACTACATGTAGTTGAAGCTAATGAACTTGAAGATGCTAGATCATTAGGTTATGCCAAATTTAGAATATCCACATAAATAGGAAATAAAAAGGAATGGCAGCCCAATCCAACATAATCTTAAGGTATCCATTAGATATTATCGATGTGACGACTGATTATATGTCCATCGAAGTAATGGAGTACAAACCAGGAGGAATTCCTTCCTTTAAAGGTAAAGTATCTGATTACGGAGCAAATACCAAAACAAAATCTGGTAAAGCAACATGCACTATTTTCTTGCCAATGCCAGACAGTATTGCTTCTGTTAATAGAACTGGATGGGGAGAAAGTAGAATAAGTGCTCTTGCAGGTGCAGGACTTAAACTTGCTGGAGGTGCTTTAGATGCCGTATCTGGAAAGAAAACTGATCTTATAGGTAGCGTAGTAGATGAAGTTCAAGGTTTAGCAGGGTCTGGATCGGGATATGATTTACTTAGGAATTATATCAGGGCAAGATCTCAGATTGGAATCATTAACGGTTTAGCGGGATCAAATATCAGCTTAAACGATGTTCTTGGAAGACAGTCTGGACAAATCGTTAACCAGAATGTTGAACTGCTTTTCAATGGTGTATCTCTGAGACCCTTCGGATTTAACTGGGACTTAGTTCCTAGGAGCAAAGAGGAAGCAGATAAAGTAAGAGAAATAATTCAAATTTTGAAGAAAAGTATGTCTGCAAACAGAGAGAATACTTCTTTCCTTAAAACTCCATATGTATTCAGGTTGAGATATAGAAAAGGTAGTGGTAACAATGAATTTTTAAACGCATTTAAAATTTGCGCTATGACTGACATTGGAGTCGATTACACTGGTTCTGGAGCATACTCAACTTATGAAAATGGAAGTCCAGTTCACTATCGGTTGAACTTATCCTTCACCGAACTCGAACCTATCTATCAAGACGACTTCGATAAGGAGGGATACTAATGGCTAGCAACTCTTACTTCAGACTATTACCAGACTTTCAATACCTCAACCCAACACAAACGGGTGGGGCTAGAAAGCAGTATGTAGATGTCAAGAATCTCTTCCTTAGGATGAAGGTTAAAGATTCTGCACTGTTGTATGCTACCAATTTTATCAAGTATCAGGTTTATGAAGGAGATAGACCTGACAATGTAGCAGAGGATTTATATGGTAGTCCTTACTATGATTGGGTAGTTCTTCTAACTGCCAACATCATTAATGTCAGGGACGAATGGCCTATTAGTTCCAGACTTCTTTATGATTATGCAGCGGATAAGTATGGAGAAAATCTAAACGCAACTAGACACTACGAGACAAGAGAAGTCAAAGATAGCAACGGTAGACTTATCCTTCCTGCTGGGCAAATCGTAGATCCAGGATTCACAATCCCTGATCCAGATAACATCGGACAAACACTGAATCCTGTCGTAAGTGTGTCTAACTGGTTAGTTGAGACTAGAAAAAACAATGAAAAAAGGTCCATTAAGGTACTCAAAAAAGAGTTCTTAGGACCTTTCTTAGAAGAAGTTAGAAGTTTCTTGCAATATCAGGAGTCTTCCCAGTACAATTCCAGCACTGGAAAAGTTGCTTCTGATGATTTAATTTAAAGAAGACTGAGTAAACCATTGACGCTTTTCTTAGCGTTAATGGTAGAGTATGGAACTGCGGGATTATCAAGAAGAACTGGATCCTGTCCCCTCATTCTGGCGACTCTGGTGATCTCCTCGTTCTCCTTCTCCGTTGCCAGATAACGATCCTCCAGAAGTTTGGTCGTTATTTCTTTGGCACTTGCAAGATCCACATCCACAGCTGAAGTTGAGTGGTTGTATTTCCATGCGTTTCTAAATGTTCTAGTGGGCAATTCAGTGTGATCGATTACAGCATACTCTGCTACGGGGACATCCTTTGCGATGATATCCTCGTCAGAGAGCATACACTGTTCCGAAGGGATAAGCAGGTTGCAATAACCGTCATCCCCGTTAAAAACGATTACTTTATTGCGAGACATCAGAGAGCAGAAGAAACTACGATGTTTTTTGCGGAGGGAAACATGATCAGGACTTTGTTCCTTGCATCAGTATCATCTTTAGCAAATACATCCAATTTAGTAGTATTTGTATTGTTGCCATCATCATAAGTGACGACATAATGATTACCTTGAAAAGCCATTGATTTAATGAACAATTTCTACTAACTTATTTATTAACAATAAAATCACCAATAACCAAAACATCGATGTTCATTTTTAGAAAAGATGAAATTGCATGATATGGAGTTTCTACGATTGGTTCTCCATTGTCGTTAAAAGATGTATTAAGAATCACTGGAGTTTCTAACCTACCCAACAAGTCATAAACTTTTGGATTTTGATCAGAGTTAACAGTTTGAATTCTGCAACTCTTATCCATATGAGTAATTGCGGGAATTTTGTCAGTCTTAGAAGTTTGGATATAGAGCATGTATGGAGTTATAAATCCTTCCTCAAAATATTCAGAAACATCTTGCTCTCTAATAATTCCAGCAAAAGGTCTCCAAGACTCTCTATGTTTAACCCTCTCATTCAAAATATCTTTATTTTCCGCAACAGCAGGACTCATGAATATTGATCTAGAACCTAATGCTCTGGGACCATGCTCAGATCTTCCCTGAAACCATCCAACAATTTTTTGATTTGATAGCATCACAGCAACTTCATTTGCATCATATGGCACATATGATAATCCAAATGCATCGAGATACTCTTTTATTTGATCATTAGAATAATCTCTTCCTAACAAAGATATATTTTCTGGAAGATCTATGGTTTCATTCTCCTCAAAACATCCCCATGCTGCTGCACCAAAGTGAAGTCCAGCATCATCAGTAAATGGGGGAATGTGAATATTTTTAAATAATCCACTTTCTTTGATGAGGGTATTGGCAACAATATTGAGGAATGTGCCTCCAGCGAAACAAGTAGTTTCGTCTAAGTGATATTTTCTCAATCCTTTCAAAAGACTTAGCATTCCATCTTCAAAACTCTTTTGAAGCCACCGTGCTCCTTCTTCTGGAGTGTCTGGTGGATTAAACCACCCACCTTGAGGAAATGTAATGTATGGGATGCTGTGATCAATTACTGAAAATCCAGATTCAAATCCACCCTTATATTTGTCTAGGGATCCATATGCAGACAATCCCATAATTTTTCCAACAGACGAAATAAAGTCAGTCCGAGATTCTGTTTTTTTCTGCATCTTCCATGCATATAATCCAGAAGCAACATGTGAGTAATAATTTCCAAAATTATTCAATTGTTGATCTGGCATATTATAGAATCTAAAAATCTTCTTTTCTTTATTAAAATATCCGATTGAATTATTTTCAACATAGGGAATCTCACTCCTATATGGATCATAAAGTCCAGATCCACCACCATCAAATGTAAGAAATGTTCCCTCATTATATGGTGAGGTGAAAACAGTAGAAGATGCGTGAGCTAAATGGTGACCACAGAAACGAATCTTAGCGTTTGGAAAATGTGGTTTGATATTTTTAAAAGTTAGATTCTCATCATAATGAAATGGTACTGCAGTATTATAAACGGTAACATAGTAAACTATATCAACATCCTTACCAGTTATCCCAGCATATTCTAAACAATGGTTAATAGATTTGTGAGGAAATTCTCCATCATACTTTATTCTACTAAGTCTTTCTTCATTAACACTACATATATGCTTTCCATGAATAAAGATTGTGCATCCAGAATCATGGATATCAGCTTCCGTCAACTTACCAGTTTCGGAATTAGTTAAGTTTGCTGCGATAGGATGATTTATATCACCATTAAAATCAGCACCGTAAATACCAACAATAATCATATCACTTTTATTAGTATCTATATTAAAAGGGGGAACTTAAGTTCCCCCCAAAATTTATAAATTACTCTTCAGCAAGACGCTGGAAGTAACTCAGAGCATCATCTTCGTCTTCAGATGCCGAAGAAGTTGCCTTAGGAACGGAAGCGAAATCATAATCATCTTCCTCATCGACAACCTCAGGATCGGGTGCCTTAGGAGCAGCAGAGATCCCGAGAACATAATCGAGACGCTTCTTCAGTTCGTCATAGGACTTGAACTGAGTGGGATCAACAATCTCTGCAAGAGAGTATTGCTTCTTCCAGATTGCTTCCATAGCATCGTCGTCATCCAGGAGAGCACCAGGACGAGCAAACTCAGAGGAGTCGTAGTTCCAGTATCCAGCAACCTTCTTGATCTTGATCTTGAAGTCTGCACCTGCCCAGAAATCGAACGGGTTGATAGGATCTTCGTCTTCAAACTCAGGTTGCATGGCAGACATGATCTTGTCAAAGATCTTCTTACCAAACTTATAGAGGAAAACTTTGCCTTCGTTGTCGGGATTTGCGGGATCCTTCACAACATAGATGTTGGCATAGTACGACAGTTTACGCTTTTGCTTACGAGCGGTTTCTTTGTCGTAGTCAGTGCCACTGTTCCAGAGACTCGTGTTGAGTTCGGAGACAGGATCTTTCTGACCAAGAGTAGTCAGAGAATTCTCGATGTACCAACCACCAGTGCCTTGGAAGGCATGGGAGTACATTTTTGCCCACGGAAGGTCTTCACCTTCAGGAGCAGGAAGGAAACGGATCACTGCATAACCGTTACCTGCTTTATCGACTTCGGGTTTCCAAAGACGATCGTCAGACGCGCCACCTCCCTTGTTGGTTTTTTCTACTTCCTTGACCAGTTTGGCAGTCAGGGAACCGAGGGAGGACTGTTTCTTAAGGGATGCAAAAGACATTTGGATTTGGCTTGTGAAATGGATTTGGTTTGTACGGGTCTATTATAGGGCGGACCCAACGCCCATGTCAAGAAATCTGTTTCCTGACATTTTCGAGGGTTTTCTGCATGTTGGCAAAAAGAACCCCACAGTCCACATCAGATGGGAACCCCATCATTATAGCAGACTTACGGACATTATCGCGCATTTCTTTTGCGCGAGGATCATCGGAGAGAGTCATCCGTGTGTACAGATTCCTCTGCTTCTCCAGCAGAGTGTCGAGTTTGTCAAGATGCTTGACCTTATCTTCACGATCCAACTTGTCGAACGCAAACACTTCAGTATAGATTTCTTCCTGAAGTTCATTAATATCTTGGATTGCCTCTTGGACAAATTCCGATTCAAAGAAGTCAGACATTTTTCTCCTCTGCCTGGGTTATTTAGATAAAATTGGAAGAATTGTAGCAACTAAAATGACTCTTCTTTCTTTAGCAGGACTTTGCATAAAATGCTTTCCACTAAAGAGTATAGCATCATCTTCCTTTGGATTATGACTCTCGTATTCAGATCTTTCTAAATTTTCGCAAAATGTTTTACCACCAGAATCAGTCAAATATAAGATAACATTACCATGAGGATACTGATGATCTATATGAGGTAAAGTATTGTATATTTTATCTTGTGGATGGACGCAGTTCAGAGAAATTCTTAGGTATGATGCAAACTCTATACCATTGAAGTCTAAAATTTCATTCAACACACCAATAACTGCATGTAATTCGTTAGCATCTGAATGACAAGATTTTGGGTATCTAAATTCGTTTTCTGGTCTTTGTAATATCGTTCTGGTATAAAAGGGGAGGTTTTTTTGTTCTCCATCCACATTAACAGGATCACTATAATTAGGTGTCGCTGATGGTATGTACGACCACATAATGTCTGTACCAAGAACCCATTGCTTGAACCTTCTATAATTTTCGGAGCAAGGATTCTCTAGGACTTTCATAATGGCAACCGTGCTCTCGTGGTCTTTTTCATGAAGTTGAGATCGATAGCATCACGCTTCAATTTCTCCTTCAAAGGTTTTGAAATAAGTTTGGTAATTGAGTCTACTTCAATACTATTCTCTTCACAGAAAAGAACAATTGCCTCAATATAGTTGATCTTTTCACGCAAGACCAGATTCTCAATTTCTAAAGAGAACTTTGTGGCATTCATAAATTTCTTGCCCAAAGCTTTGGTTAGTTCATTTTCCATTTAGTTTAAATTCTACGAAATTTCTGATGTACTTTGTGAGTAATTTCATGTACTTAAGTTTATCATACTCTTCGTATACTTCACAACTCCCGTCCTCACATGCCATGATGATCACGAACTTTTTAACAGGAACACCTGTCAGTTCATAGTACATGCAAGCATAAGCGGCACATTGGACGAAATAACCATCAATCCAATCTCTTGGTTTTGGTTTCTTACTGGTTTTAAAGTCGATGATCGCCAATTCGCCTTCATATTCAGCGATACAGTCAACAGTGCCAGCAACACCGAGTTCTCTACTATACAAAGAACCTTCCAAAGTATGAATATTGTCAATCTTATTCAAAGTAGGCTTAGCAATCTTGAATAAGAAGTCTGGAAGAGGTTGAACCTCTGGAAGATCCTGATTCTTAAGATAATTTTCAGTCAAAGTGTGCATGTCGGTTCCACGACGGGTTGCCTTCCGAGTGATCTCGTTGGCAACCTCATCACCGACCCGTTTACGCCATTTAGCAAACTTTTCCCGTTCATAAAAACTGATGATAGAGGTAATGGATACCATCTTTGCATCAGGTGTATCATAGTATCGAACACCATCAATGGTGTCTCTCTCTAAACGAGGGAGTTCAATTTCAAGATGATTAAACATTACATACCAAGAGCCAGTTTTGTAGTTAGATATTCCTTACAGAGACCAGAACGAACGATATCGTTGACATCAAATTCAATAGACGAGAATGATGGCATTTGTTCCAAGATCTTCATAAAGTCCAGGATGCCGTTACGCTCATATGTTTTTGTAAGGTCAGTTTGAGTAGCATCACCACAGAAGTGAATCTTGGTGTTCTCACCGACACGAGTAATGATACTATCAAGTTCGTGGAAGTTCAGGTTCTGACACTCATCAACGATGATGATAGCATCATCAAGAGTGGTTCCACGAATAAAAGATGTAGACCAGAAAGAAATGGTCTCCTGCTGCTTAAGGTTACCATACAGCATCTCAAAATCAGAGTCTGTAGGTAATTCAAACATATACTTTACCATATTCTTATAAGGAATTTGGTAAAGAGCAGATTTGTCCTCATGATCTCCAGGAAGGAAACCAATCTCTCTAGTCGAGACCAGAGAACGAACAATATAGATTTTCTGATAAGGAGAATGTTCGTCTAAAACATCCCTGAGAGCATTATACAGCACAATAAAGGTTTTACCAGTACCTGCTGCACCATAAGCAAAGATGTTTTTCCCAAGATGATAATCTTTGAACAGCGTTTCTTGATTATCTGTAAGGGGAGTAATATCAACAAGGAGATCCGTATTAATCGGTTTCTTCCTTCTCATCTGTTTAGCAGTCATACCAACACCAATAGGTTCAGACGATTTTCTCTTTCTGGGCATAAATTTTAGTCTAAGGTGAGTTTTTGACGATTGTTACCAGTTTTTTGTGCTTTACGGAGCACATCATTCCATCCAGGTTTGGACTTAAGAAGTTTGTCCTTCCATTCACCAACTTCTCCTACTCCAGGACAGGTGCTAGGGTCAGAAAAATCTCTAATCCACTCAGGATTATCGACTTTCCACTGATCCCAGTCATGAATACTCATGACTACCTCTTTAGTTTCACCAGTTACGGTATTCTTTACAGGATAAGTTGCCATTTCAAAACATAGTGTATGTAATATTTATCAGCACCATTCAAGTGCCTTACCTACGGTAGGAAATTGTTCGCAGAAGATTTCCTTACATGCATTGGCAATTTCCATATGTTCCTTCTGGGTGCCATTTGCACTTCTAAGCGTGATGTAATGCACCCAGGAACGGCAGGAACCCGTCATATAGATCCTCGTGGGGGTTGCTAAGGGAAGCACCATTCTAGCGCACTCCTTGGCGACTCCACAGTCCAACAGGTGCTGATACAAACTCATGCCTTGCTTGAAATAAGTATCAATCTGCCTGGTAGACAGTTCTACAAACTCAGGATCCAGGTCGTCAATAGAATTTTGACGATTCTTGGTGTCTTGACGACGAAGTTCTGGGACTGGGATCGCCTCTGAGAGTAGGGAAGAATCAGCATACCGTTGGGAAAACTCTTGATATGTAAAAGAACGGTGACGCAGTATTTGAGCTGCGATAGCACGAGTTGTCTCAATCTCAACCGTCATAAACGCTTGTTCAAAGACACTCCAATGACCGTGTTTGATGCAATACTTCAAGAGTCCTTCAAAACTCGGGTTATCCTGATTGGCAGGATTACTTACCCTGGCGATATACGCCATGGTTTCTTCAGGATTCGGTGTTGCTTGAATCAGTTTTACGCTCTGCATTAAGTTTCCTCATTTCGTTTATTTTAACACCACGCTTTGCTTTTTTTCTAGCTTGGCGCATATATTGTAATTCTTCCTCAGTATACAACCAAGGTTGCTTAAGTGCCTCCTTGGCTAGACGCATCACTTCTTTATTATTCATTGGGAACTTCAGCCTTGGTTTGTTTACGAACCTTTTTCAATGCTTTCAGTTCTTGTTTGATAAGTTGATATGCGGTTTCACTATCAATCTTGTGTCCCATTTCCATGGCACAAACAACATCGACACGGGTGCCAAAATGCATCAATGCCCGTTCGAAACTATCTAAATCTTCGTACATGTCATTTACCCGAGTAGTAAACTTCGTAATATTTTAGCAGACCAGCAGTAATCATATTTCCTTGTGAGACCCAATCATGGGCACACTCATAAATGCTCTGGTTGCTGTATTTGGGGGATCCGTCACTATTTAACTGAGATCCAAATTTATTCAGCAAGATACTTAGACACTCTTGTCTGAGTTTCATTTTTTGGTCGCTATAGCGCCAATCAGTCTGCATAACCATCGTCGTCGTCATCGCTACTATAGTATTCTGGCAAATCATCATACCTATTTTCGGTATATGCCCCAGTATCAGAAAAGACTTCAGACTCCAACTCTTGAACTAGTGCTTTAAGAGTAAGGACTAATCCTTTTAAAACTTGTCTGTCCATGGAAAAATAAGTTTTCTCAATTCTACACAAAAAAAGAAGGGGTGTCAACCCCTTCTATTGAAAATTGGTTGAAAAGTCATTAACTGTTCAAACCAATCACGCAAGTGTATACGATAGCAAGACCAATACTTACACCCTCTATATGTTAGTTGGTAGCAAGCAGGTGGTCTGCTATCTTTATCCATATCATCATAATGATATGTGTAATCTTCCATTACTTCACCTTTACTTGGCAATTTCCTGCCATGCAAAGTACAGCTTGATGACGACGATCTTCTTTTTGCTTCTTCTCTTTAATGAGTTGAAGAAAATTGAGTTTCTGCGTCATTTTGCCTCCTTAACAAACTTGATGCCACGATAGGCTTCGTTGTATGCTTGAGGTTGCTGCTGTTGTTGCTGTTGCTCACGACGCTCTACAGTGTCGTAAGATTGTCCACGATAAACGACTTTAGACATTGGATTACTCCTGAAATACTAAGGTTAGTTAAAACCCGTTCCTTCAGTCGTTTGCGTCCTTGTTATCGAAACATGCTGGGTCTGTATGATTCATCCAGTGAAGGATGAGGTGAGACTTTTCAGTAGGAGTGAAAAGAGTTGACTCTTCCAATCCCTGCTTTAACCACTTGTAGTCATCACATCTAAGGAAATCCTCAGGAGGAACATGACTAAAAAAGATCAAAGCGAGTGATAACATAGGATGAACGCTCCGTTCCGCGACTTACTTGCGTCTCATTCGCTATTCGCAAACAGCGAATGGGATGAACGACAGGTCCATTATAGACCATCTACATGTATATAGTCAAGTTCTTTTGTAAAATATGATACAATTTTAAAAAACCTTTAGGATCAAAAAATACCTGGGATTTTTTTTCCCGATATTTTGAACCTAAAGGTCGATTTTGGTTTGGAGTGTTACTTTTTCTTTGGTGGGTTCCAAAGTTTTGGATTACTTCTACCTTCTGTTTGTGTAAAAGTGATTAGACCTTCCCTGTACTTGTCCCAGTAATGATCAAACAGTTCCACTTTTTTATTGCATATTGCAATGTCAAATTTTCTATGCCCTTCCTCATCATAGTATTCAACAAGATAAGCGGTGCATGGAAGAGATCTGTCTTCAGCAAGACTTGGATCACAATCTTTGTGGATTATCTTAATCTTCAATTACGACCACCCCACTGAACATCGGGGTATGCCTCTTTTACAACATTATGGGTGATACGATACTTCTTACCCAGATTTTTGTCTTTCACCAGACAAATAATTTCTGCTTCATCGGGATGAAGAGACTCAAGAAGTTCGATAAACAGTGCCTCTCTACGAGTCTGTTTCAGAGTGTCATTGCCACCCCTCACATAGTTGTACAGGGTGCGATACTGACTTGCCAGTTTGCTTTGTGCCTCTGGAGTAGGTGCATCGTTTGGTCTGAAAGGAACCTCCCCTTCAGGAAGAGCACTCTTGATGCTCTCATCAAAGTTCCAAACAAAAAGGGCAACCAAAGCAGGTGACCTGTGCTCTTGGAGCAGTTTGATCTTTTCTGGTTTAGTCTTGGCGCTAGATACCGCTTGAAGGATTTCGGATTGAAGCGGATGGGGTGGCAATTTGCTCATGATTTTCAATTAGTAATTACTCGTCTTCGTAGTCGTCGTCAGTGTTTTCAAAACGGAAGGCAATTAAAGAGTCGGGGAGAATGTTTCCATTTTCATCATACATCTCTGGATGTAGATCTTGGGTGGGTCCATGTCTATCGTGATGATACATCATGTACTCTCTGAGTACCCATCCTAGCATACAACCAACAATTAGGGCACCCATCACAAGGAATGACCCTACAACTAAACTGACAGCCAGCATTTTTATTCTCCTTAAGGGTTGTCGTCTTTTCTTACATCCAGAGAAAATTCTAGATAAAGATGGACTTCCCTCCTGAGGAAGCGAACCATCTTTCCGAAAATTAACTGGAAAGTTTTTGGTTTGTCCTTCCTCTTACCTCCATTAAGAATAAATTCAACACCACGATTTGTGTGGATATCATTATTTAGTGATTCATCAGACAAGATTCTGCTCTCTAAAATATGCTACTGTTTCGGCAGCACCACCGATGTGTTTTTCATTGTGAACCACTTGAGGGAAGTACTTCGTGTTGAATTCTGCAGTGAATTCATCGATAGTAAAGTCCTCATTGAGAGTGTAGATCACATGCTCCTGGTTAGTAATTTCCATGAGCTCTTTCACCTTTCTGCAATACCCGCATCCAGGCATCGAGTATATTGTAAACATAATTGGTTAAACTGTCAAGTTCAAATATATGTAGGTTCTCCGTCCTGACCACCGTAGGTAACGATGCTGAGTTCTCCAAGATCTTCGAGGGCGGGGATACTATTATACACCCTCATGGTGAATCCGTTAACAGTTCTGTCACTGATTCTTAACTCAACGATACCGCCTGGGAATGCATTGATGCCACTTCCGATACCGATGACTGCATAGTCTGTATCATTCATAGGATCAGCAAAGTTCACGGTGTAAATTCCAGTCGAAGTTTGAACAAGAGAACTGATGTTGTGGGAACGATCACCAGGAGTGTAGTCGTTGTTACCAACACCCAGATTGCTGTTCATGTACCAGGAGGTAGCACGACCTTCAAACATTTGAGTATAGGTGCAAGTCTTAAGACCAGACAGGTTCTTGAACTCACCGACTCTATTTACCTTGTGGAAATCATGGTTAAAGACCTGAACCGAGTTACCCATGTAACCCATTGTGGTTCCGATACCAGCACCATAGTACAGAAGTTGAGGAGTATTCTCAGTGACGGTGATTTCAGTATAACTTCCAGTCTCAGTTACATTGTCACTAAACTGGTTGGGAGATGTTGTACCAAAACCAACGCCGAGACCATCAGGGGAATAGTAGAATCTGATCGGGAAGTTTGCTTGCTGCGCAGCATTCTCAAAACGATATACTTGACCGACTTCAAACCTCAAGTAAGGTGCTTCATAACCTTGGATGTTGATGGTGGAATCAGATCCAACACCAATGTAACGATGTCTAGAAGACTTTGTACCGAAAGTAACAGGCAGAGGCAGGTACGGAAGTCTAGACTCTGTGTAGAGGTTCTTAGCGGTGTCTGCTGCACCCGTCAGTGCGGAGAAACTAGAAACAGAAGCAAAGTTAGCATTCAATGCTTGAGTTGCAACGCCAGCGAACGATGCAAAGGTAGCAAGTCCAGCAACAACTGCCTCAGAAGCAATGCCAGCAAGAGTAGCACGAGGAACTTCATCGACTGCAATGGTAACGATACCTGCAGAAACGGAAGAAACTGTAAGAGGACTGGTAAAGTTAATTGTACCAGCAGTACCAACTAAAGATCCATCTTCATTTACAATTACGCCAGATCCAGCAGCAACAATGTTGGTTAACTGAGATCCATCTCCAATGAATCTAGGAGCGGTTACATCATTGTAAACTGTAATAGTTGCATTTGTAGAAATTCCAAGTGCCAATGAAGCCTGAGTTGCAGAATTTGCAAGCAAAGCATTAGTGGCAGATTGAGCATTTGTTGCAAGACCAGCAACAGTAGCGTAATCGGAATAAGTTGCTCTCTCGGGGATAAAGGATGGATCAAGATTGAGAGCGGTAGTAGCAAGACTTACCGAATCTGGACCAGTAATTGTGACAATACCAGCAGAGATTGGAGAAACTGTTAACTGACTTCCAAAATCAATTGTAGAAGCAGCACCAATAACAGAACCACTATCAAGAACCTCAACACCAGCACCGATAGCAGTGACTCCAGTCAGACCAGAACCATCACCGAAGAATTGTGCTGCAGTAATAATACCAGCTGTATTGACGCTAGCGACTGTGCCAACTCCACTAGGACCATCGTCAGCAGGTTTAGAGTATGCAACGAAAGAAACATTGGGTCTAGATGCTCTAATAAAGAGAGTCTGTCCAGTAGAAATACCAATGTTATCTACTTTAAAATCTTGAAGTGGTTGCAGACGAACACCGAAGACAATAAAGTCGGACGGTTTTACACTAGTGATGTCTCCAGATGCGATACCAACAGAAACAGCAGTCGGAGTATCGCCCCTGTTCGTGGCATGAACTGTTGCTAAACTGTTCTCAGTGGCATCAAGAATGGTCAATTCTCTATTGACATTGTTCGGGGGATCGTAACTAGAAGTCAAAGACTTGCTACGACCATGAACGAGAGCAGAATCTGCGGAAGTATTTCTAAAGAACTTAGTTGTATATGCAGAGAAGTTAATGCCAGGATCAAAAGAGTTGACGAAGATCTTATCGCCAGGTTTCATTGCAATGTTTTCAAGATGAGTTGCCTGACCAGGAACAATCTCAATACCATAAGCAATGTAATCGCTGTCTAAGAATCCAAAAGAACTAGAGAGTCCAACAGAATAGTTCGACTTAAGATTTGTTTTATTAGAAACAGTAACGGTAACCTCTACGAGTTCTGGTGCTTCAAAGAGAAGCACGGGAGTTACAACTCCACCTTGAAGACTCGTGACAAGATTTCTAGTTCTACCGAAAACATTATTATCAAATTGTAAAGTAGAAACTGTACGAGTAGGAGACCAATCAGAGGTACTTTCTACTAAAGAAGATCCATCGGCGTTACTTACATGTCTTACTCTGATGTAATAAGTTACTCCATAAAGAAGTGTTGCCTGTACTGTCTGTGTTTCAGCAGTACTGTTTTCTCCAACGGAGGACCAAACAGTGCTAGAGAAAGCAGGATCTTCAGATACTTCAAACTCGATTGCTTTAAGTGTACCCGATGCAGAAACTCCATTAAGAGGAGAATACGCACTAGATCTGAGGACAACGCCAGTAACATTATCAAGAACTATTCCTTCTATTGGATTTAAAACTGTTGGTTGTATCGCACCAAATGCAGGGATATTAGTTCTAAACGAAGAAATACCAGAGAACTCAGATGTGTACGAAGTAAATGATGCGCCGTCAGCGTTAGAAATATGCTGAACCCTTACATAATAAGTTTGAGCGGAAGAAAGATCTACCTCTTGTACGATTTGAGTGTTATTGGTAGGAGTATCATAAACAATATTGTTAAAGGAAGAATCTGTAGAAACTTGGAATCTTACCTTCTTCAAGGTTCCAGATTCATATGCACCACCGACAGGAGTATATGCACTGGAAGTAAGAGCGATACCAGCCCTGAATACACCATCGCTAGCAACACCAACAATGCTAGGAGTGCTAATGCCGCCAGCAGTTGTTCCAATCGCTGCAGTTGGATTTAGATATGCTTGATTAGTAGGAGCATTGCCAAGGTTATATACCTGCGTGTGGAACAGGTAATTTGTCTCTGGGTACTGAGCATAAGGATATTGATCCCAAAGAGTTGCAGATGCATTTCTACTTCCACCATCTCCAGTGACTGTACTCAACCAGTTCTTAACATCCCTAGAAGTAGCACTGGGGAATCTTTGCAGATAACATGCGAGTAAACCTGCAACTACAGGAGAAGCGGCGGATGTTCCGTTGAAGTATGCATCGTAATGGTTGTAACCATACTCAGCAAAAGAATTGTATCTATAGTAATCTTGGTATCCAGAGGTAGGAGATCCTGCTGCAAGCATGTCATCGGCAGGAGCCCACACATCGATGCCAGGACCGTAGTTGGAGTAAGATGCCTTTCTTTCTTTCGGTCCACTATTATACTGAACATAATCATCAAGAGCACCAACAGTAATAACAGGATAGAACTCATCGTATCCAGTAATAACTGGAACAAGTGGATCACTATCATCAATAATTGGAGTAGCAGTGTATCCGACACCCATCGGATTCATCCACTCCTTGCTTCCCATCGGGCACATATATTGCCCATAGTTGGTAAACTCAGGGCGAGTATCTCTGACAAAGTACCATCTATCGTCGCAAGCATCAAGTCTAGAAGGATCATCAGTACCAACACCAATTCTCTGGTCATTGTTACCAGCAGCACAAACATGGATGACTCCTTCATCCATCATTTCTTTTCCTGCTGCATCAATTGCTGCACTTCTAGCAGAAGATGTCCAAGAACGATATGCTCCGCTAACTTGGTTGTTGAAACCATAGACTACAGTTCTAGCATCAATAGGATTGGTGGGATAACCGTAGTTAAAGTAGAGATAGTTTTGTGTTCCTCTCCACCTAGTATAGTGACTATTATATGCTCTAGCAGCAGCTTGATAACCCCAACTACTATTAACGATCGTTGGTTTCTTTACTCCAAGAGTAGGATCTACTGGTTTATGTCTGTGGAATAATTTAACCAGATCATAAGCTTCTTCTTGACCAAGACCAACATTACCAGATACTGTAGGTACGGACCAAATGAGTGACTTAAATGCTAAACCAAATGCCTTACCTGCAGCAACAGAGGCAGCAGCAGTACCATGACCACTAGTTAAGTTTACATAAGAACTTCTGCCCATACCTGCTCTATCAGCAGTGTAAGAACCATTATTGATATTAACTGTACCGATGCTTGCAAACTGGGAGGATCTTTGTGAAGAAAATTCCCACCACTCAATCGCCTTATCGGTGGCAATACCAGTGACTCCATCCCATCTAGTGTAGGTATAGTTATTGGTTACGGTAAACCAAGTAGGGTCGATGAGCAGAGGACCATCAAGAACAATGTCTCTTACTCTGCTTGTTCCATCATCATTTCTAAACTCTGGGTGTGCCGCGAAAACACCAGAGTCCATGACAACAATGTCAACATTGCTGCCATCGTAGACATACTCATAGGCAACTCCATCAGGACTGATCTGTTGAGGAGCGATGTACCCATAAATGTTATTGGGATGAGCATCTCCATAAGTGGAGAATCCAGTTCTATATACACCCCAGTTTGTTCTATTAACTTCCCCAATGGTGCTACCAATACTGGTAATATATCGATATGTCTTTACTTTATCTCCACCAAATCTATCCTGAACAGTGGCATGAACAGGTTCAGGATACAACTCGGGGTTATCCCTATGAGACAACTCAATCCATGCAATATCAGGATGATTGGCAAGTGTATCTGCTTCCTCTTCCGTTAACTCGTAAGTAGAACGAGTTGGACTATGATCTTTTGAGTTAGTGCAGCAGACATGACGATCAGGTACACATTCCTCACATGAAGAGAAGGTGAGGAGATTATGAATTCTATGCCATGCTTCAGGGCTGGTTGCACTAATGGTATATCTCTTGAGAGTCATGTCTGCGACACTATAAGGGCACCTTTTTTATATTTAGGTATGGTAGAATATATAGTAAAAAGAGTCTTGCTATGAACATCGTCACTGGTGCCAACGGTTTTATTGGCAAACACTTTGTCAAATCTATGGACAATGTGTTGGAAATTGATCTCGATAATTGCGAAGAATTTCTAGAGCGTTTCACCCGTTGGGAAGATGTGGATATGATTATCCATATGGGAGCATTGTCATCCACAACGGAGAAGAATGTTGGAATGATCTACAAATATAATATTGATTATAGCATTAGACTTTTTGAGAAAGCAATCAAGCATGGCATCCCTGTGAAGTATGCCTCGTCTGCTTCAGTGTATGGTAACCAAGATGGTGTTATCAATCCTCTTAATTATTATGCCCTGTCTAAGATTACTGTGGACTATTGGGTGAAAGAAAACATGGACCGTTTCTCTCATGTGCAGGGGTTCAGATTCTTTAATGTGTATGGCAGCGGAGAGACCCACAAGGGCGATCAGGCAAGTCTTGTAAGCAAGTTTAACTGGCAGTCCCAAACAGGTAGGATCCACCCCTTTGCAGACTCTTCTAAGGTGTGGAGAGACTATGTATGGGTGGGAGATATTGTTAATGTTGTTCTGTCTAACAATGCGGGCAGCGGTATCTTTGATCTTGGTACTGGCGAACCCATCACCATCCAAATGGTTGCGGATTTGATTGCACAAAAAACAAAGGCTGTAGTGGAAGAAGTTCCCTTTCCACCCAACCTTATCGGCAAGTATCAGTTTTACACCAAGGCAGACATGTCCTGGTTAGATTATAAGTTTAAGACAGTAGAAGAATATGTCAATCGCCAGCGTGAATTCGAATAGAATCTGAGTCAAAGTGTTGCGTTGAGAACTCAAACAATTCGGAGTCTTCCAACGCAACCATCTGATGTCTGAGACCTACAGGAATATGAAACTTATCTCCTGGTTCTAGAACCAGAGTCTCAGCATCTTCAAGACCGTCCACCTCTCCATAGAACAATAAGATGAGACCACTTTGTAAGTAAAAGGTCTCATCTTTTATATTATGATAGTGCCAAGAACATCTCTTTCCTTTCTCAAAGAAGAGAAGTTTGCCACAGTACTGTTCATTATTTACAATCCACTTCTCGTATCCCCAACCTTTGGGAACCTCTTTAATAGTCTGAGAAGAATTCATTTGCATTGACTCCCTTATCATCTATGTAGTAATCACCCGATGGTTTTCCTAGGTGAAGTTCATGAAACTTACAACCCCATTCTTTAAGTTGATTGTATGTAAAGTCATAGAAATTATTATGAGAAAGCATGCGAGAGTTTTTAAACCTTCCCATACCTCTTGCTGTAAGATAGGTAATGTAATGCCCCTCATCATATAGTTGATTAATTCTATCAATTCTTTCTTGGATGGGGGCAGCACCAGTATACCTAGTTTCGTCAGTAGATCCAGGAGTACAGATAGTACCATCTATGTCAATAGTATATCTCATTCGGAATCATCCACTAAACTATAGTTAATCTTCCCTCTTTTACCAGCGTTTGAATTTTCTGAGATGTACAGCATCTTTTTTTGGTTGGGGAAGTAAGTGTATTCTAATTCCGATCTTTGCAAAGTTTCAATCACATCATCAACTGTTTCACAAATAGTATCTCCACCTAGATTAAATGAAGTATTAAGTAGCATTGGAATACCAGTTCTCTTGTAAAACTCTTCGATCAAATCATAGTAATTTTTATTCTGTTCTCTAGATACTGTTTGAATTCTACAAGTTTTATCGACATGCAAAACTCCAGGAATTTTATCCCAAACTTTCTCATGAGCATTGACGGCAAACATCATGAATGGACTTTCATCAAGACCACGCATATCAAACCAGTCATGAACATGATCTAATAGTACGGATGCTGCAAAGGGTCTCCATAACTCACGACCTTTCTTTTTGTTCATTATAAGTTGTGCATTTGGATTCCTAGGATCAAATAACAATGATCTATTACCAAGAGCACGAGGTCCCTGTTCGGATCTCCCCTGAAAGATTCCTACTGGATTACCATTCTCAATAACATCAACTACTTCAGAAAGAGTTGTGTCATACGCGCTTTCTGGAATATCATGTTGTCTTTCAATTCCAAGATACAAAGATTTCAAAGGATAAATTTCCTTTGATTGTGTATGCTGTCTCCATTCAAGCATTGCTTGACCAGCAGATAAACCAGCATCATAACAAATTGGTTCCACAAACAACTTACCACCTTCAGGCAAATACTTTAGATACTCATAGTTAGCAACACAATTTAGAGCACACCCACCAGTCAGAACAATGTTCTTACATCCAGTAAGTTCCACTGCCTTTTTAATGAGATCAATCATATAAGACTCAAAGTCTTTTTGCATCCTGTAAGCAAGATCACAATTAACAGAAAATTTAATTCTAGGATCCTCAACTTGATCTGGAGCAGTAAGTGCTGGACCTGATCTAACTATATCATTTTCATCTCTACTACATCTCTTCACACCATCATTGTATAGTTTATATAAATCTATTTTTCCTTCAGGGTAAATGTATTCATAGTAATCGATCAGTACTCCATTAGAAACTCTAACAAATAATTCTTCATTAACTTCTCCGTTAATTACAAATGGTTTTATGTTTGGATTATCCTTTCCATATGGAGCGAGTCCCATTGTCTTTCCAGACGCAGTATAATTAAATCCAATGTATTCACTAGCAGCAGCATAAGCCATACCAATTCCAGTGGTAGGATTTTCTACTTGCTCTTCGGTTTCAATAAAAACTGGCGCATATCTTTGATGTAGCAATTCAAAGTTGCATGGATAGGATGCTTTATAAATGCTTTCTACCTCATGACCACCACCAATAATTGCTCCAGCACCATCCACAACTACAACTGCCGCTTCTTCAAATCCAGAGTTATAGAATCCAATAGATGCGTGAGAAAGATGGTGTTGGTTTTGAAATGATTTGCATTTATACTTATTTTTTCTCATAACTTTTGATGCTACAAGAAGACAGATATCGATGGAATCATCGACCATCTTCTTCTCCATTGGTATCTCAATGGTAGTATAAGCAATCAAAGAGTCTTTAGAAATAAATGCGTTGCCATATAAAAGCGACAACAAAGGATATGAATCATGCTTTCTATGGCTAAGTCTTTCTTCCTCAATCATCCATTTGACTTTACCGTCTACAAGATAGCAAACAGATGCATCGTGAGCAATATTCATAGAAAAAATACTATTCACATTTTCTGGCAAAATTTTTACAGCAGACTGATTTTGTAAGGAGATTTCTTTCATGAGTTCAAAATAGAATCAACATCTTCCATGGTCATAGTGTATGTACCAGGATTTTGAACGGCAATTGCAGCTGCTCTATTTGCAAAAGCAATTGCTTCTTCCATGACTGGAAGTTGAATGTGATAAAACACAAGGGCAGCGAGAAAGGTATCACCTGCGCCAGACACATCGAACACACGCTCAATTTCTTTTACAGGATATTGAGTCTTGTTCCAGATGCATCCATTAGCACCCATGGTTACAATTAAGTTAGTAGCTTTGGGGATAGTATTAGGATCTAATGCTTCAAATTCTTTTTGATTAATCTTGTAGATGACATTATCATATTCAGACAGGAGTCTGGTTGCTTTCGTATCTACAAATACTTTGATCTTAGGATTTCTACTGGCGACATATGAAATAACTTCAGAAACATTAAGAAACCCTTTGTTATAATCGGAGATTACAATGGCATCATAGATCTCATGCATCAATGCCATCTGAAGTTGTGCCTGATGGATTGGTTTTATATCAGGTTCTTCATCTACACGAACGATCTGCTGATTAGTACGCTCATCAATGTATCTTGTCTTAGTAATCTTCTCTTTATTAGTTACGAAGTTTACATTAATACCAAGAGACTTTAAATTTTCACAGACATTGCCTGCCATACCAGGAGCAGATTGCTTCTGACGATGCTTAAGAACAGGTACGGGTGCCTCTGGACTCAAGCGATTGCATGATCCATAAATCCATTCATCGGTACAACTATCCCCGATCAATAATACATTGTATTGTCTTGCTAGTCGCATAGTCTTCTAATCTATCAAAGAATTTTAATTCTGCTGAGTGCATCGACCCAATGACTGTCTTTCCTTTCCAGTCAGATCCTACTACCATTATATCAGGTTGTATGGTTTTAACCAAGTCTTCTAATTCTTGATCGCTGGAAAAAGAAAGTACTTTGTCTACAGTTTTGAGAGACTGTAACATTATGATTCTATCTATGCATGAATTAATAGGTCTTGTCGGACCTTTCATCTCCTTCACCCTACTATCGGTATCGATAGCAACGATAACCTCATCGCCAAGAGACCTTGCATAAGAAAGAAGTGCAAGGTGCCCACGATGAAGGATATCAAATGTACCGTTGACAAATACTCTAGTCATTCTTAACAGTAATCAGTTTACCATACTCAGGAAGATACAAATACTCGATACCAGAGTTAGCAAGAGTACGCACAGCGTCGTCAAGGGTCTCAACCAAAGGTTCACCACCAAGATTGAAACTGGTGTTAAACAGAATCGGACAACCTGTAGCATCATAGAATGCTTTGATGAGTCTGTAGTAGTTTTCATTCTGCTTTTCGGTAACAGTTTGGATTCTACATGTGCCATCAACATGAATGATAGAGGGAATCTTTTCTTCGATTCCAGGTTGACAATTCACAGCGTACATCATGTGAGGAGTCTCTTCCATTCCACGAAGATCAAACCACTCATGAACATGCTCTTGAAGCATTGATCCAGCAAACGGACGGAAGAATTCACGACGCTTAATTTTATTTACATGATCCTTACCATCAGGATCACGGGGATCATAGAGAATAGAACGGTTACCAAGAGCACGAGGACCAGATTCAGATCTACCTTGGAATAAAGCAACAATATTTTTGTCAGTAATCAAACCAACAATATCTTCGTCCTTTGCTTCGGTAACTTCTCCACCATACTTGTCAGCGGTATCAATGATACTATTAATATCATATGTATATTTTGGACCAAGGTATAGACTTTCTGCGTATGGTTTAATATTTGTGTCTCCAGTTGTAAAGTGATGCCAGAATAAAGCAGCACCGATAGCAGTTCCAGCATCATTACTTACTGGTTCAACATAAAGACTGATACCTTCGTCTTTTAATTCATCGAGATAATAATAATTAGCAACGCAATTTAGACCATACCCCCCAGACAAAGCAACATTTTTAATTTGGGTAAGGTTAACCGCAAACCGAATTAAATCAAGAACCTGTTTTTGAGTTTCTTTTTGAACTTTATATGAAAGATCTTTACGATTCTGAAGTCTTACCAAATCTTTACGATCAATGTCTATTGGAGTCGCCAACTCTTTATTAAGTTGATCACAAACGAGTGCTCCATTAGGATATGTTGGAGTAATAAACTCTTGATTTACTTGTTTATAGTGAGGAAGAAACTCATTAGACTTACCAAAAATGTCTGGGAGATTCTCATTTTCTTTTCCATAAGGGAAAAGTCCCATAGTTTTACCTGCTTCAATGGAATCAAATCCATTGTACCGCGTAACTGCCTCATAAGATTTTACAATTCCAGCAGAAGAGTCCGCAATCAGAATACAACTTGATTCATCAGAAGTATCAAACTGTTTATTATCAAATGCAGTTTCAACGAGGAGTGGTCTAAGACCATTTCCACCTAAGTGCCTATACTTTGATTCTATTTTTGCAGGATATGAGCAATTAAAAACAGTTTCTGTTTCCCAAAGTGTCATTGGGCGACCGTCAACAGAATGACTATAAAAAGTTCCTGCACCATCAACGACTACAGAAACCGCTTTATCAAAACCAGAACGATAGAATGCACACGCAGCGTGAAGCTTGTGATGAATATTTCCAAGATCAATTACTTGGGGGTGAGTTTGAGTTTCTGGATTATAATTTACATCACTACGAATCAAACCCAACTTTCTAGCTAGTGAAGTATATGCATCTTCACCACAGTAATCTAACTTGGCAGCACTCTCTGCCAGTAGTTGAGTATGGGCAACCACTAAGTAGTCCAATTTATCAGTATATTCTTTTATTTTAAGAATGGATAAAAGAGGTGCTCCATCGTATTTCATACGAGAAAATCTTTCTTCCTCGATAGCAAATACTACTTCCCCATTTTTTAACAAGCAGACACCTGCATTATGTCCGCGAGTAATACCAGCAATCCATTGAGTCATTTTCCAAATCCTTTAGGTTCACAACAAGTTTTAGTATTTTTTTCTTGGTTAATATTTTCGTTGGAATATTTTTTTGGTTTTCCAAGACGCTTTCTACACGAAGCAATTACTTTTTTGATATCTTCTTCTGTCATCTCCATGCATTCATCGTTCATCATATCTTGATAGTCTTCCATTGTCAACCTAATGGGAGAAAAAATTCTTTTCTCTGCACCAAGATCAATAATATCAAACATTGGATCGTTTGGATATGAAATATTTTCAGGATAAGTGGATCCAATTACAGCAGTGACTGTAGTACCAACTGATTTGGCAATGTGTTGACCAACGGAATCACAACCTAAGAAATGATCTGCTTGTTCAATAATGCCTGCCCAAACACGGATGTCAGCTTGAGGCCAAGCACATGGAATCTTGCTAGTATCGACATCAACTGGAAACTGAAACTCACTCATTATGACAACACCATAATCTTCTCTAAGATTATTAATAATATCTACAATATAACTTAGATGAAAACTTCTAGAAGAAGGATCAATAATATATTCACCTTCAACTTGAACTCCTCTACCAAAAGGTTGAATAACAATTACTTTATCCTTCCCACTCTTTGCCTTTACTTCTTCAATTACATTAAGAGCATAGATTGCTTCTGACTTGGTGATCTTAATTTTAGGTGCAGGAAGATTTCTGGGTTCTTCCAAACCGTTAATTTCTAGATCAAACGCTTGGGCGATATTACACTTCTGATTATAATAGTGCCACTGTCTATATGGTTCAGGAGTTACACAATCTCTATTTTTAATATAGTCTTCGAAAAGATTTTTATGCCAATTATCGAAGGCATATTTATGGAGAATAGGATGACCTTTGAAGAAATTCATACCACCTTCACAGACAATGATAAAATCATCATGCTTTTCTGCATACCTTTCAAATGCAGGGATGGAACAAATTACACGACCAGCGCCACCATTAATAAAGAATGCTTTTGATCTCATGCTAATTTCAATCAACGAGTTATTTAGTTGGTTGCTAATACTAGATATTATAGCACAAAATCCTCAGACATAAAAAAAATCTGGGGAAATTTTTTCCCCAGATCTTGAAATTAAAAATCGTTTTTAATTCAATCAGAGTCCAATCCAGGTCTTTGAGGTGCAAGAGGATCAAGATCATCCAATGCCTTTCTTTCAGCAGATCTCTGATGATTGACTTTTGCCTCAGGATCAAACGGCCACTGAATTAGATAAGTGCAGTTACCAACACTTGCCCATGTCTCAGGAAGATCTCTGAGTTGTTGGCGATACTCAAGCCAAGGCTGTTTTACGGCATCAGGGATATCAGAAGCTGCTACACGATGATCACACTCAGCAAGCATATGATTTCTAAGGTCTCTTACTAAGGTCCAAGAGAATCTCTGAGACTCTCCTTCAGGGACATCAATATGATCGATCACCCAATCAGATCTAAACTGGGGTTGCTTCCAAGAGTTAGTGGTAACATCATATCCACAAGATCTTGGTTCAATCGCTTCAAACAAATTATAGGGATCAGCGATATCAGCATTCGGTTCGCTATCTGGACCGACTTGTACTTCAAATCTTTCTGGAGGATACGCAGCTCCATATAGCATGCATGCATGCAATGGATATTCTTCTGCGTCTAAGATAACCTCTACACAATCTACTGGGCAAGGAAGAAATCCATTAGGATCATTAACACCCCAGCAACCTTGAGTCCAATCATCCTCGATATATCCCGTTTCATCGGGGAGGACCCATCTTGTCTTAAGATATCTTGGTCCAATATAAGTAGCAATTCCTACTTCGAAATCATCCTGAACATCACCGCAGTATTGTTCAGGAACAGGGAATAGAAAAGTTTTTGTAATTCTAGCCATTGTTGAAAACTCCTTTAATTACTGCCAGTAAGATACGACTACAAGACCAGATCCACCAAAACCACCCCAGCAGCAGCTACCGTCAGTATGAGCGGAAGATCCACCACCACCAGGGAAGAGTGCGTGTCCTCTACAGCAACCGTGATTGTTACCAGCAGAGCAGTTATCATCCATCATACCACCCCAAGTTGCCCACGGACCTACAGCAGATCCAGCAATTGCACGGTGGTCGTTACGGCAATAGCTGGTGTTAATTCTCATGCCATTAACACCTCTGATACCAAAGGAGCGATCTCTATTGTCAACACAGTTTGCACAAGAAGTAGTAATGATACAAGGACCAGAACACTGTCTCATGTGAGAACATGCATAACAGTTTTGACTACAACGGTGGTGTCCCCAAGATCCGCCTTGAGCGCAGAAGTTACTCATACCACCAGCACCACCATCGTAAGGAGTTACGAAGGTTGTACATCCTTTAGCTCCGCAGCAGTTAAATCCAGTAGAATATCCGCAGCAAGAACAAGAGCTACCACCAGAACAAATAGTATAACGACTAGATCCAGGAGTAAAATGCCCACAGTGAGAAAAGACTGTTCTTACGGCATAAGATCCAGAACCACCAGCAGGACCGCTACCACAACAAAGTCCAGGAGATCCAGATCCTCCTGAACCAGTCAACTCAAATCGAACTGATCGAGTATTTGCGGGTACTGTCCAAAGAAGGCAACATCCTCCAGTAGCAGAATAAAAATCACTATGATATACATAAAACTGGTGAGCGACAGCTGTCGATAATCCGACTACTTCATTCGAAGTTACAGACCCAGCAATTAGCGCCTGGTTACCTTGAATCTTTTTATAACTCTGATAATTTGCCATTACCTTTAATTGTAAATGGTGGTTCGTTATTAGTATTTAGTAAAATCATAACGAAAAAGAGGGGAGGTTGCCCTCCCCAAAAGAATCAGACGGTGATGATTCTCCATCCACGAGTTGCATCATAGAAGACCAGTTCAAATGCAGCACCCTCGGTGGATACTGTCAGGTCAGCATTGTCGCCCATGATTGGGTTGCTATTTCTAGCGATCGTCAGGTTGGCAGTATCGAATGTCTTGTGAGTATCGAAGATTCTAACAGAGTCACCCTTGATTGGATTGCTGGGCAGAGTGATGGTGAAAGCACCACTAGAGGTATTACAGAATGCCTGCTGTCCAGGAACAAGAGTAGTACCGTTACCGCTTACATCAATGTTTTGCCACTGACCAACAGCATACCATCTGGAACCATCATAGTATTCGAATCTGTTGTAGTCATTATCGTAACGGAGACCACCTTCAAGGAGATCAACGCCAGTTGGACGAGCAGCTTGAACACCACGAGGAGGAACGAGGATACCGCTCGTGTTATCCATCTTACCGCGAGTCAGGAATCCACGAGTCGCTTTCTCAGTAGGACATGCGGTGTTAGAGTCGCCACCCAGAGTTTCATCAGAGGAGAACTCGTTAACTGCCTCACCAACCTGACCGCCGATAGCACCCAGTCTCAGTTCTGTAAGACCAGACAGGTTGAACGCGGAGGCATCCAGGGTAGCAGCACCAGTCAGCTGGTTAACCGAGAAGAATTCACCAACTCTGAAGTTACCACCTTGGTCGGTAGAAACATAGAAGATCTTACCAGAGTTTATAGTGTTAACTTCGTTACCCTGAGAAGCAGTGTTCTCGTCAACATCAGGATAGTTGGTCAGAGAAGTGTTACCAGTACCGATCAACAGGAAGTCATGACCCGTCAGACGAACCTTGGAGAACTTAGTTCTCATCAGGAACGCTTGGTTATCGAAGGATGCAGGAACAGAACCCTTACCAGGAGCAATGTTGATTGTAGCACGACCAGTTCCAGAATCGTAGTTAGATACGGTTCTGATGATGTAGGTGTTGGAGTCAGAGAATCCGAGACCAACAGTGGTGAATCCAAGAGCATCACCAACCTTAGGTGTCGTACTCAGACCAGTGATCTCGAAGAGAATGTCCTTCTGACCAGAGACGGCGGTGGAAGTAGACTTGATCTGGAAGTAACCAGTTGCACCAGCACCAACAGAATCAAGTTCAACATACTCACCAGGAACGAAGACGCTAGTACCAATACCAACAGCACCGTTAGCGCCATCGGGGTTACCGAAACCAGCGTTATACTTGAAGTAGATTTGCTCACCCGAGATCTGTTCGTTGGTTACAACAGCACGAGCACCCGATACAGTACCACGCATGGTAGCACCAACAGTGATGTCTCCTACAGGAGTACCAACAACCAGTTCTAACTTATCACCATAGAGGCGACCAGATCTAGCAACCTCAAGAGTAGAGAATCCAACAGCAAGAGCACCATAATCACCGTAAGAGTTGTTACCCGACAGAGAACGGATCTCAGAACCGTCATCGGAAACATAACCGAAGGCACAGTAGTAGGTGAAGCAGGATACGATCTCAGCAAGAGCGTCGTCTTCTAACCAGAATCCTACACCACCAGAGTGAATGTGGGTGAATGCGTCGAACACCATCGACTTAGCACCCGATCCTTCAGGTTTACCTTCGTGCTTACCACCTTCGATCCAGACACCGATAGCACCACCGTGACCAGTTCCATCAGTACATACATCAGAGAAAGCAGTACAGTCTTTGATGTAAGGAGAGCGGTCAAGGATAGGAGTATCAGGATTCAGTCTGAAATAGACACCAGTAGCAGTGGTTCCCAAACCAACTTTGCTCTGCCACTTATCAGTGTTGAAAGGATCGAGAGTATCATAAGAGAATCCTTGCAGACCACGGAGGGTCAGTGCCTGAACGGTGCAAGAGTCGGAGACGAAGAACATCGTCTGACGGGAGTTGGGAGTTACACCATCAGTAGAAACACCAGCAGCAGGTTCAATGATTGTACCTCTAAGAACATCACCTGCGATGTTGAAGTTCTTAGGCAGTGTGATGGGCAGTTGCTCTCTGAATGTACCAGCAGAGAGTTTCAGGATAACAGGAGATACATCGGTAACATGACCACCGCTTACATAAGAGTGAGCAATAGTGGAGATACCAACATTGGTTACGAAGGTATCAGAGTCAATTACACTATCAACTCTAAAGAAGAATCCTTGTGTACCATCAGGGAAGATAGTGGTGGTGACACCAGCATGTTCCGTAGCACAGGTGAAAGCAATACCACTCAGTTTTACCTGACCAGCTGCAAACAGACCGTGCCCAGCAGCAGTGATGGTAGCAATACCAG